GACTGGGTTGGGTTGGAACGGAACCCGCCGGTTGACTCCTCCAGTCCCGGGTTGAGTTTCCAGCGTTGCCACCGCCAAAGTGGGCTTCAGCGTTGGGCGGAGCTAGGTTACCTCGCCGCTTCGGTTGGGCGGGTGGTATGGTTGCGAAACCCGTTAAGGCACCCCATGGCGAACCCATGGGGTTTTTTTATTATCCGCTCCTCACTGTCACGGTGATGGAGATAGTGAGGTACCCAGTGAGAGAAAACTTTGAAATAGCTTTGGCTCTGGTATTTGACAGTGAGGGCGGTTGGTCGGACCACCCCAAGGACCGTGGGGGAAAGACGAATTTCGGAATTACTGTCAAAACCTGGAGGGCGTGGGCGAAGCTTCACGGCGACGACCGCCCACTTTCGAAAATTACCCGTGAGGACGCCGCAAGGATTTATCGTGAGGATTATGCCGCCCCCATTCGGTTCGATTCTCTCCCCAGCGGGTTGGATTATGCCCTGCTGGATTTCGCAATCAACAGCGGGGTAGGCACCGCAGTGACCGAGCTGCAAGGTTGCCTGGGGGTTTCGCAGGACGGCATCATGGGCTCACAGACACTTGCTGCTGTGGGAGCTAAGTCCGCTGTGGACTTGATACATTGCCTCTGTGAGGCACGGCGGAAATATGTGAGGAAATTGGATACCTGGGGCACCTTCGGCAAAGGATGGCTTCGGAGGATAGCTAAAGTCGAGCAGAATGCTGCCCAGATGGCTTCAGGTCGTCGCCTGGCAACCGAGCCCTTAGGCGACCAGGGGGCAGAGAGCTCGGCGACGACACAGGACTATTCAGGCAAGGCGGTTGGACCTAACCGTATTCCGGTATACGAGTATGCCGCCCCACTAGCAGGACTTGGCGCCGTGGGGGCGGGTGTCGCAGATACTGTGAGGTCGGTGGGCGAGGTCCGCCAAGCAGTGAGTGAAGTCTTTCCCCCATGGATATGGTTCTTGGTGCTTGGCGGCATAGTGGCGTTCCTCACGTGGAGGTTGATAAAGTATGTTCGCGAGAATTAAAATGTGGAGCGGTTTTATCTTCTTCGGAGCTTTGGTGATTTGCCTCACGATATTACAATCTATGAGGCGAAGAGTCGAAGCCGCTGAGGGGCGAAGTCGCGAAGCTGCTTTGCGCTTGGAGCAGAGTCGGAAACAAATGGAAAAATATCTCTCCGCCATTCGTCGCAACCAGACTATGAGAGAAGAGGCAGAAAAGGAAATTAAAAATGGCAGCAGGAAACATTTTGAGAAGTAGCTTGGTTGCTTTGCTGCTTGGCGGTTGTGCCTGTTATACTGCTCCCCATGAGAGACTGCAATGCGCGCCGCAACCCAGTCTTCCACTCGTAATGGAGACGGAGCTCAGCGGACTTAGCGACAGCGCGTATAGTCGCTTAGTGGAGAGGGAGCTTCGCCTCCGTGAGTACATTGAGCTCTTAAAGGTAGGTTGCGATGAATGACTCACGAACATTGCTGCCAGACTACGAGGCGCGAATTCGTGTTGTGGAGTTGTTGGTCCAACAGCAAGGACAAACTATTGAGGCGCTACGTGACGAGGTTAAGGACTTGGCGCAGACGCAGCGTACGATGATTCGATATCTTGAGAGGATTTCTTTTACTGTTGTCGGGATTTCACTTTTCTACATTGCCTCTGAAATTGGGTTGGTCCAGGTTTTGAAGGGAATGCTTCTATGAGCTATATTGAAATAGTGCGATATTTTCGCCGCCCATTTGATTATATTTGCCATGACGGCAAAGATAAATACAGTGAGGCAGTTGCGAGGTTTTGTGTTTGGTTACAAAGTGGCACCACCTGTGAGTGCTGTAAAGGGATGCGGATTCTTGTTGCGTTTCTTGGTGGCGTAGCGCTTGGAGCTTGGTTATGAGGCGCCCAAAAGCTTTGAAGACTATGACAAGCGACGAGGTGCTTAGCACCTTGGTGACTTGGCTTACTATGGATATTGCCGATATTTATGACGACGAGGGTATGCTCCTCCCCATTAGTGAGTGGTCGCCAGAATGGAGGAAGGCAGTTTCAGGAATTGAAACTGTAGAGATGAAGTCAAGGACCGAAGTCGCCGCGTTTCTTCGCAAGGTCAAGTTTCCTGATAAGCTGGATATTCTGAAGTTGATTGGTAACCACGTTGCTGTGCAAGCTTTCAAGTCTGTGCAACAAAGCGAGGTGCAGCTTAGCGGCATAGACGCCTTGCATGCCAAGAGGGTAGGTAGTGGATAATAAAGCAGTTGAGTTGGCGAGGTATTACTCCCGCCAATTACCGGCATTTGCGCATGATTGCCTGGTTGTTGCCCTGGAGCAGGGTGGCACCGGGTTTTTGTCGTTTAATGATACCCAGTGGAAACTCCACAATATGCTGGAGCAGCAGCTTAGCAACTATGGCAAGGTGCGGGCGATTATTTTGAAACCACGCCGCGAAGGGATGAGCACATATATCGGCGCCCGGTTCTTCCATAAAACAATATTCGGCGACGGGATTCGAACAACAATCACCACCCACTTGGATAAGTCTACGAAAGCGCTTTTCCGCATGGTCAAGATGTTTCACTCCAAGATGCCCGGGGAGCTTCGCCCCAAAGCAGGCGAGGACTCGGCGAATTCACTTACCTTCCCATATTGTCATGGTAGCTACTCATTGACGACGGCGCGGAGCAGCGAGGCAGGTCGCGGGGATTTGTCCCATCTCTTCCATGGTAGCGAAGTGGCGTACTGGCATAATGCCGAGGACGTAGTCGCTGCGGTGGTTGAGACTGTAGGCAACTTCCCTGGTACTGAAGTTATTTTAGAATCCACTGGGGCGCCTGGCACTTACTTCGAGGAGCTATGGCACAAGGCAGTTAAGGATAATGACCTTCTCCCCATATTCTTTCCATGGTATGAGTCTGCAAGAAACCGGGCAGACGCAGAGGGAATTATCCTGAAGCCCGAGGAAAAAGAGCTGCTCCGCATTTATCCGGGAATGGATGAAGAGAATATTGCGTTTCGTCGTGAGAAGCTGGTGCTTATGAGCGAGACTAAGTTTCGTCGTGAGTATCCTGCTACCCCATTAGACGCTTTCAGTGCGGACGAGAAAGAATCATTTATTTCTCCCGAGATTGTAGAAGTCGCAAGTCGTCGTGACCTGGAGCCCTTCGCAGATTTGCCGATTATATTGGGGGTTGACCCCTCACAAACAGCAGAGGGAGATTCTACTGGGCTCGTTATACGACAAGGCAACTGCGTTACTAAGCTGGCGCAGTTTCGGCGTGAGACAGTTCAAGAGCGGGCGGACGTAATTCGCAGCTTCTTCGCCAATAATAAATGTGACCACATGTTTATTGACCAGGGTGGCAGCGGCAAAGAGATTTATGATTTGCTGCTCCAGTGGGGTATTGGGCGCCATAATATTACTCTCGTCCCATTCGGTGCTTCCGCCAGTAATAAAAGACTCTACCCTAATAAACGCGTGGAAATGTATTCCCTTGCCCGTGAGTGGTTACGAGAAGAAGGCAGCATCCCAGACCAGCTTGAGTTTAAGTCGGAGCTTAGCTTAACTCGCCGGGTGATTAATAATAACGGGCAGGAAGTCTTGGAGTCGAAGAAGGATATGCGGCGTTCGCCTAACCTGGCGGATGCTTTTGTTTTAACCTTTGCCTACCCGGTAACTGCTAAGCGGCGAGGCGGCATAGTGACGGGGACATATTGACATGTTAGTAGATGAGTTAGAATTAAACCTTGATACTCCGCAGCAAGATAGCTTTGCTGATTTTATTATGCAGCGGTATTTTCGGGCAGCGGCGGAGCGGCGGTCACATTGCCCGTACAATAATACCAGTGTTGACAGTTGGCTTCATACTTGCATCGCCCAGTATTGCAAGAATGAGTCTAACCACAATATGAACCTCACCCGTATAAAGGTGGGTGCTTTACACGCCAAAGTAAAGGACATGGTAATAAATGCAGCGGACGCGCCCTTTACTATTGAGCCTACCCCCGTTCCTGTTTTGAGTAAAGAACAAAACGAGCAGGTCACGAAGTCTGTAGAAGAGATACTAGGGCAGAAGCTTATTGAGGGCGGCATCGTTGTTATGGGCGACGATGGTAAAATTTGGCCAGATTATTCCCGCATTGTAAACCCCACAACTTATGAAGTCGAGGGCTCGGTTGCTAAGTGGCTTGACGGCGTCGTTGCCGAGCAGAAACAGACAATGCAGATTGAGGCGACAAAGATTGCCAGCAAAGCTGCTAAGCATGTTACCCGCCTAATGCAGGACCAAATGCTTGAGGGCGGTTGGCGAGATTCATATTTGAATTGCTTATTTGATATATTCCTCTATGGCACCGGTGTTTTAAGAATGGAGCAGCGGCGGGTGCAAAGTCTTAAGTGGTCGGGTGACAATATGGCTCCCTCCACTGATGATATAATTACTTGGCGGCATGTGCCTATTCGTAATTGCTATCCCTCCCCAGATAGTGAGGATGCCCAAGTGGGAAGCTACTTCATTGAGCGGGGTGCTATGCGCAAACAGGATTTGCTTGCCGCCGCCCAGGTATCTTGGATTGATGAGGATAAACTCCATGAGGCAATGGAGAAAGCTGAGGAGAATTATTTTTGGGTGGATAGCTATAACGACCCTTTCGCGCCTATTAGTCCTTGGGGGCAAGATGGTTTGGTAGATGTGCTAATACATGAGGGCACGGTGCAGGGCGCTGAGCTGCTTGATTGGTTTGAAGGCACAACGATTAAAATTAAAGAGGAAGAGTTTTACGATATTGAGGCTTGGGTACTTGCGGGCATTGTAATTGGGTGTCGTGTCTTAAAACATCCCCACATGACTAGGACGTACTTCTCCGCTAACTTCCAGAAGGTTGACCGCAATTTCTGGGGCATCGGAGCGGGTATGACGCTTAGCAGCTTGGAGGGTTGGTTGAATAAATATCTGGATGACCTCCATGAGAATATGGAGTTGACAGTAGCTCCTCCCATATTCTACGATGCGGATATGTTTATCAGTCCAGAGAATATCACCCTTACTAAGCGTGCAAAGATACCATTTAACCCGGACGCTATGGGGGGTAGTCCTCGGTCGCCGTTCTACCAAGTTCACTTTGAGTCTAAGTCTGCTGAGCTGATTAATTTAATTAATTGGCTTTACCGCATGGCGGATGATGAGAGCGGTATTCCAGGGCTCTTGTCGGGTAATGACCAGCTTAGCGGTGGAGAGGCGACGTTTAGAGGTATGAAGATGCTTGCTGCCTCCGCCAATACGCTTATTAAAGATGCCTTCCTCAATATAGACCAGACAATGATTCAACCTGCCATGGAGGCATTGTGGCGGTGGAATATGTTGAATAGCAAAGACAAAACAATTAAGGCGGATACCGTAGTTGTCGCCCGCGGCGCCGCTGGGTTAATGCAGCGAGAAATCGCGGATGCCGAGCGGGCGGATGTTCTGCCAGTTTTGTTGCAGCTTGTCCAAGCGGCTCAGCTGCCACCCGACCAAGCGCAGCGTATTATGAATTATTTACTGCAACAAACTATGCTACAAGGTGGCATCCCCGTTGATGAGCTAATTCCAAACTTTGAAGCAGCGATGGAGCAGAGTAGTGTAGTACAAAGTCTTGAGCCCGCAACACCGCAACCTACTATAGGCGCGGACCAAAATACAGGCGGGCTCTCCCCACAAGGTTTAATGTAATAGGAGGCGGATATGTTTATTGACGGCGACCCAGTGCTTATTGGGGATAGGGTGTACCATGTTACTATGGGCTACGGAAAAGTGGTGACACTTGAAAAGAATAATGCCCGTATTATGATGGATATTGGTGGCATCATGAATATGCGGGATGGTGGTTATGTAGGGTTGCGACGCCAGTTTTATTGGTATGAGCCGGTTTCTTTTCGCCCACGTAAGGGCAAAGAAGAAAACCAGAAGCGGGCAATGGCGTTTGCCGAAGCAGCTCTTGAGTTATGGGAGAAGTCATAATGGCAGGTAAAGTTTTAGTCGGAGATAGTCCTCGCCCATCAAGCGCCGGGATTTTGTTGTATCCTAATGAGGCGCAGACTGTTTCAACTGTGTTTCGTCTTACCACTACACCACTTCGCTTAGTGGCTTTTGGCTTAATGGGTGATGACTATGTACGGGTTAACCGTGTATGGTTACCGCCTAGCGACATGGGGCGGAGTGACTGCGGGGATTTGTTGCCAAGCGGCGCAGTATTGGAGCAACCCCATTATGTGGGCAGTCATGTAATAATGCTCAAAGCTACTAAGCCCGAGGCAGTGATAGACGCAGCTGGAGAGTACCGTGTTGAGTTTGTCGGTGAGAACAGAACTAACGTGCAGGTGGTTTCTATACAGGATTCACTTGTACTGGTTAATGATACAGTGAGAAATATCTCATGAGCTGCGATCGCCCAAAGGATTGTCAGTGCGAACAATCTGAAAAAGATTGCTGCTCCCCATTAGACTTAAAGAATATTCGTGAGCGGGTTGATTACCTTTACACGTTGATTGAGTCTATTGACAGCAAAATTATTTCTATCACCAATGATATAAACTCACTGTCTGGGCGTATTGTTACTTTGCAGAATTGTGAAGGTGATACACTTAAGACAGGCGACACAGTGGCAACATGCAGCGAGCTAACTACTAAGATTACAGATATTCGTACAGAGCTGCGTAGCTTAGTGGATAGTATTACAGTCAAAGACTGTGATGGCAATCTGAATGTTTCTGCCCCCAGTTGTGCTGCGTTTAATAGCTTGGTTCAACGGGTTGACGCCGCCGCCAACAATATCATCTCAATTTTTGACCAAATAAATGGGCTTAGAGGGCAGGGCGGCGGAGTTAGCCAAGATTCAATTAACGCGATACAGCGTGCTATTGATGATATTCGCAGCCAGATTTCACAGATTGATACACGGCTTAAAGCCCTTGAGGGTAGAAGCTCGGATGACGATGACGACAATGGGGGCAACCCAGGCGTAGGATTTGGTTGGCCGGGCACTGGGTATAACTTCAAGGGTTGGAGTATACAGGTACAGTTTACTGGCAATAGTGGTACCGATGCCCCGCTAACCGCGGATATTGAGGTTGCTGGTCCCCCCAATTCTGTATTTGCTTTGGAAGGTATAGACGGTTCTATGCACGTGACGCCCAGAGCGCCTGGTGTTTCGTTACATATTCAAAAGTTATTTTATTGGAAGAATATCAAAAATCAGAATGGCGGTATTCTTTATGTAGTCCACGGCGGTAAGCGGGTAGCAGGCGCGAGGATAGATGCTAAAGACCTAAGCCGTGATGGTATAATTCAACTGGACACTTGATATGAAACATACATATTTATTAACACCAGACAGCCACGATACAACGTCGCCGGGTTTCGTGGTACGTAAAGGCGAGAGTATCTTTGTTGCTGCTTTTAATTTGAAACCGCTTATGTATGAGAAGAATCCGGATGGTTCTTTGAAGAAAGATACTGTGGACATGTGCGACTATATTATGTTCGAAAGAATTCTTTACGACTTCGAGTATGAGCTTACTGCATGCAAGGGCACGGTGACAGTGCATGAGAAAGGTATTATTGCATCCACCCCACTTAGAGATGACTGTGGCAATATTGTTGCAATGACAAGCTGCAAAGATACTTTGTGGATAACAGACCCGGGCTTGTATCGCGCAGTATTTGTGGGCAACAACCGCAGCAATGTTTCTCTCGTAACTTATTATAATGGAGCCTAAGATGAAATGTTGTCGTAAGCTATCATGGTACAAAAAGAAGAAGCTGGCGAAGATGATAAAGCAGCTTGGCATCAAACCACAACCTGGCCAAGAGCTAGAGTTGTATGATGCTTTTGGGAGGCAGATTAAATGACTAAGCTAGTCACTGTTGATAACCTCAATTCCCAGTTTGCCCTTGACCAGACTGCCAGGAAAATTGGGTTGCAGTTTATGCCGACAACCTCCCCCACTCGGGTGAAGAGTGCGCCACAGCCCAATAGCTTTATTGGCACCATGGGGGGAGTCCTTGCCTTCCCGGCTTTGTGGATGGAGGTAGAGATAAATGGTACCAAGTATAGGGTGCCATGTTATAAAGCCGAATCAGAAACTCTCCCCATACCATTTCAGTTTACATTAGTAGAAACAGACTGGCTCAGTGGCCAGGCGCTTCAGAATATTGGACTTCGTTTTACCTTGCCGAGTTCTTTGTCTATTTCTGATATAGAGATTGTGTCTGCTGAAGGTTTACCGAAAGGTGTTACTTTGAACCCGCAGACTAAAGAATTTGAGGGTACACCCACGGGCTCTGGGCGGTATAATATAAACATTGAAGCTGCTGAGCCGTATGGCTTCCATCAATATTTGTCTATTACTGTCTACGTTTCTGGGGACTTTATTGTTAAATCTAAAAGTAGCGTAGTGAGCTCCAGCGACGTTGACTATGACCCAAGGGCAACGTATACTGGTTGGCAGTGGCAGCCCCATATTACGGAGGTAGCTAACTATACACTTAGCAACCGTGAAATCCTTAAGCAGCAAAATGTTGTGCTGCCTAATCAGTTGGTAAAATGTGGGGATGAGTCCTTCGCCTACTGGGAGACCGCTACCGGGCTTGATATTGGTGATGGCGTTAAAGAGCTGGGTGAGCAGGCTTTCTTTAGCTGGAGTAAAGCTACCAAGTTGCGGCTTGGCCCAGCGATTAAGAGTATTGGCGATTCATGTTTTGGGCGCTGGTATATATTGGAAGAAGTTATTTGTGAGGCAGTGTCGCCCCCCACAATGGGGTATGACCCTTTCATGCAGGGCAATAACAGCTTTGCAATTAAGGTGCCTAGTGGCTCGGTGGCTGCGTACAAAGCGGCCCCGGGGTGGCGCGACTATGCGGCACGTATAGTTGCAATTTAATGGAGCAGGTATGAAGAAAGTAGTTACACCGGATAATCTAAGTTCGGAGCATTTTAGGCTAAACCAGACTTCGAAGAAAATCGAAGTAATATTCCCCACTGGTGCAAGTGGTATTAGCGACCTGGCACTTGACGGGCAGAAGCTTACTTACACGGAGGGCGGAGTTGCTAAAGAGCTCAATCTTAAAAACATTATACAGATGGACGGCAAAATTGAAGGCACTAAGCTGAAGTTGTCCCACCCAGATGAGGGCGGCACTATACTTGAGGTTGACATGAAATCACTCAAGGGTTTGGGTATTGAATTGCAAGATGCTTTCGGGCAGAGTATCGTGGAGGAAAATGACTAATGAATATTGCAACTTGTGGCGTGGACAATGATTTTCTGAATTCAGTAATCCGCGGAATTATTTTAGAAATGGTAAACGAGGGTACACTTCAAGCCCAGCTATTGGACTGTGAAGGTACGCCGCTCGGTAAGAATGCTAAAGTCTTGCTTTGTTGTGAAGGTGACTGTGGGGATAACAAGCCCGAAGACAAAGATACTTTTATCAACAATGTTACTAAGGAAATTGTAGGCGGCAATTATAAAATTACACTTGCCCGTAATGATGGGCAAAGCTTTGTAGTTGAAATCCCGGTTGCACCTCCACCAGTTACACCCCCGCCAGGTGGTAGCTCCGGAGGCACTGTTAAGTCTGTAGAAATGGAAGAAGCTCCGGAGGCGCATGGTGAGGGCGGCGGTAGCGATGGTTATTACTACAGCCGTAGGCAGAGCCTCGTAATTACCAATAGTGACGATAGTATTGTTAGTGACGAGCTACCGCTTAACCGTGTTTATTGGCATGGTAGTAAAGAGCTTGACCGCAGTAACTACCAAGAGGGCACGGAGCGCCGCCCATTGGTAGATGTTATTGTCGACAAAGCTATGAAGGATACTGATGCCAAGGTGGTTCGCATTCCCTTTGGTTTAGTGGGTGACGATGCTAGGCAGAATATTAAGCTGCTAGAAATTCCTTTTGATACCTTCCCCAGCCCGAATGACTTTTCTGGCGGTGGCGCAGGCGGTGGTGCAGGTGGCCAAGGTGGAAGTAGTGGTGTTACTAATATTACACTTTCACCTACACTATACCGCCACCTTCAGGTAACCGTTAATGGAGTACAAACACAATTACAGTTGCCAGATATTTGGTTTGAGAAACGTTCTACTGAAGCCAATAATGAAGAGGATACAAAGAATTTTGTAACTGTAAAAGAGCTTAATACACTTGCTGCTAACCTTGCACAAATTTCTTGGTCCGCAGCTATTCCCCACCAGAGCTTTGCGCTAACTCAAGACATGCTGAATAATCTTGAAGTAGACTTGCTTGACATCGATACTAACCAAGACGGCAGTAAAGTTGCTTACCGTGTAACAGACCGTAGTGACTGGATTCGCCAGCATGGCAATGATGTTATTGCGTATCCATACCAGATTATTTCGCTCTTCCAACCGGGTGATATAAATGGTTTCAATTCTGCGCACCTACACACACCGCACCCATTCCTGCAAGCATTTGTTCGTAGCTGGGACCGTGACGGCACAGGGCCCGGTAAATATAGTGGCACACATGCTATTGATATTTTCCGCCAGAAGTGGGGTGCGGGTTTAACTGGTCTTAAAATTGTTTATGCCGGCACGCTATATATGAGCACACCGTACACAGGCGACCCCGCTAAAGACCAGACTGATGGTATATACCGTGCACTCTTCCCGATTGGTATGATTAACACACCCCAGAAGCACGCGGTTTCAAACTACGCTTCACAGTTACCGGAGGCAATATACTATCGTGTACGGCAGTGCTTTAACGAGGAGACGCCAGAGACTATTCCGCCAGAGCTTATTTTCAATACGCTTTCTCAAATAGCGTACTATGATATTCAGCCACACTTCTAAACAACGGAGAAACTTATGAAATTTCAAGCACCTAACCGCCCCATGTTGCAACATGGCAAAACCTCACCGGCTCGCCCCCATGGGGTTGCCGGAAATAACCCCAAGCCGCAACGTCCTGAGCAGCGTGGTGGCTGTGCATCTTGCCGTGGGAAAAAGAAATAACTATTCACATTCCCATAGCATGGTGATATAATGAAAACTGAAGCTTATGAGGGTTTTGATAAACTCACGTCTAGGAACCCAGTTATCGAAATACTGCATGAGCGGCGTGAAGAGCTGCGCCGGCTTTTGGTTAAGGTTATTGACCAGACGCAGCTCTCACGTATACAAGGCATGGCGGCAGAAGTTGATTTAATGCTAGCCTATCTTGAAAATACTATACGCCACGCAGATGCCCGCGTAATGGAGAAAGGAAATGGCTAACAGTGCAATGACACGTCGCCGTGCTGAGCGGCAACAAAACTTAACTGATAAACTTTCAGAAAATAATCCCTCTCCGCAGGGGGATGACGATACTCAAAACGTACAGGAGGTACCACCCCCACAAGGGGCCCAGGAAGATGAGACTTCCGAAAAGTATCGCCGCCTACAGGGAAAGGCTTCTGCCCTTGAAAAAGAGAACCACGAACTTGTTACTGAACGTGAAGCACTTCGAAAAGAACTGGAGGAGCTTAAGAAAGCACCACCAAAATCTGAGAAGGAAAAACATGAAGATTTCGTTAAGCAACTTCGTGAGGACATTGGGGCGGAGCATTGGGATTACTTAGACGAAAGTGAGAAGCAGGCATTTATCCGAATGGCCCAGCGCCAGGAGGAAAAGAATCGTGCCGCTACGGAAACAGCCCAGCGCATTGTATATGAGAAAGATGAAAACCGTCGCTCTCAAGAATTCGTTGGTGCAATGGATGAGGCTCTTAAAAAGTACGATACGACTTTTTTAGGGTTGGCGAATAATGCAGAGTTTAATGAGTGGGTGAAAGGTTCCCGCCGTAACTATGCAATCTGGAAGGCGTCTGTTGAAGGTAAGGATACAGAGGCACAGCAAGACTTGATGGCTTTGGCAGAAGAGTTCTTTGGCAAGGAAAATAATTCCTCCCCCACTATAAAGAATGCACCAGCCAAACCCGCTAAGCAGCCAAGTGCGAAGATTACTTACGAACAATATATTGCCGCCATTCGGGATAAGCGCCACCCCAGTCGTCGTGCTCGGGCCCAAGCTATTATTGACCAGTATTTGAAACAGGAAAACCAAAATGGATAAGCAAATTTACGGGCAGGGGCATACCCGTATTATTCCTAACCAGCTTATTGCAGATAAGATTTCTACGGAGATTTTTGACCGTAAGTTGGATGAGTCTATTATCCCCAACATTGCATTGGCAGATGCAGATTTTGAAGGGCAATTGCTTTGTGGTAGCAAGGTCACGTTTTTGCGACGCGATACTATTGACCCCACTCTCTTCCAAGATGTGCAAGGCAACGAAGACCCTGAGACCGATGTTATTACGCTCTGCGCCCAAGAAGTAGAGATTTGTGGTAGCAAGGATTTCCAGATTAAGTTGAGTGTTCACCAGCTGAAGCAACTTGAGTGTGAGAACTTAGATAACGTCTACTTCGATACCGTTGACCGTACTATTAGCGATACTGTTGACCTTATCTGGGACCAGTCCCACTTGGCAACTATGCTGATGATGGCAGCGCGCGAAAATACCGGTAACAATGCGCTTGGCCTTGTGGACCTTGGCAGCGCAGCGAATCCGATTGTTATTCCGAAAGACCGCATGGCGGGCGCTGCGAAGCTTGAAGAAGTATTTTCTAATCTTCAGTTCGTGCTCACTACACGCAATGCGATGAACTACAATGGCGACGTGGCATTGGTCCTCCCCACTTTGGTGGCTAACCGGTCTGCTCCCATTTTCCGTGATTTGAATGTTTGCTGTGGTGAAGATAACATCCGTATCAAAGGCCAATTGCCGAAGACTATTTACGGCTTTGACAGCTTTATGACTAACCGCCAAGTTTTGTCGGTTATGTACGGTGGCCGCCGGATTTTCTATATTATTGCGGCAGATAAATATGCAAGTGGCTTCGTTTCTGATTTCTACAACTTTAAGTGGTGGGAAGATAAGCGTGACTGGTTCTTGGTAGGCACAGAAGTTCATGGCTCGTATGTAACCTACCCAGAGCACATTGCGATTGCTGCAGTTACTTTTGAGCAGTAAGATAGGAGAAAAAACTATGGCTCAACTTCTTCAGATTTTTAAGGGTGGCTGGGAAGGTAAGCACCGCAATAAGGATGGTAGCCTTCGTGACAACCGCCTTGCTGTAAATCAGCGCCCAGCTGATGGGCATATTAAACCGGCAACGTGGGAAGATTATATCCGGGTTAACAAGCATCGATTTTGTGACCTGCCCCAGTTAGCTGTTGGTGATGTTATCGGGGTGCATACTACGCTTACCTTCGGAATTGTTGAAGCGCTTGGTATTGCGGTTTTGGTTCCGGAAGAGGGACTCAAGCTCAAGCTTGTCGCAAGTGATGACTTCAAGCTTGAGGGCTTGGACTTTACTGTGTACGAGTATGACGAAGACAAGAAAGAGTTCAAGGCAACTACCACTAATGCAGGTGCTGATGCTTTGACCGAGATTGGTACTAAGAAAGTTTGGATTGCAGGCTATGCCAAGCCGGGTGCTGAATTAATGCGTGTAGGCAATGCAGTCCAGATTGGGCTTGAGGTAGTAGCGCTTCCCCAGAATGCAGGCAATGCTGGTACGACGTGGGACTTCGATATTGAATCACGCCTGCAAATGCGGCAGTCTGTCCGCCCGCCGGCAAGTCTTTGCTGCTGCTAACAGAATTGCCCGGTTACTAAGTGGCCGGGCTTCTTTACATTGGAGAATCTAAATGAGTGGAATTAAGAGTAAAGTAAATGGTATCGTTATTGCCAGTACGTCGTATGTGGATACCGTGGTACGAATGGGCGGCGGCAAGTACGCTCACTTTGTTGGGACTACCCCCCGCGCTCAGCCACAACAGTCAGTGGCCCCACCCGCCGCCGGTGTAGACCTTGCCCAAGCGGATGCCCAAGATGAGCAGGAAGAAGCAGTGGCAGAAGTGGCTTCACCGGAAGCCGAGGAAACGCAAGAAACGCCGGAGGAAGCATCAGGCCGCCGTGGGCGTAGAGGCCAACCGGTAGAACAACTATGAAAGTAAAATCTCTCATAGCCGAGGTGAGAAGACAGCTCTCGGATATTGAGGGGCTTGGTTATGACGACGACTTGCTAATTGAGTTTATAAACGACGGGCTTTGCTTCATTTATGAGTTGAAGCCCGAGTTATTTGCGGAGTCACGTATACTACAGGCGCAATGCGGTGATGTTCAGATAATAGATGAGTGCTGCGACAAGCTGCTTTCTGTAGATGCAATCTCTTCCCCCACTGGTATATTCGTAGATATTGTTCGGCAGACCAGTGTGAAGATGGCACGTGACTTCGATAAAACTCCTGCCGGCATTGGGGCGCGCACATGGTCCATGCGTGAGAATGTGTTTAATGAGTTCTACGTATGGCCGCCCATTGAAAAGTGTGAGTGTGTATATTTCAGAATCACATGTGCCTCCCCACCTGATGCCGTTGTTGAACTCACAGACCAAGTTCCCGGGTGCCGGAATCATGAAGCCCTATTACAATATATTTTTTGGAGGGCGTACTTACTGGAAACTGAAAGTGCTACTTCAGTACAACTGGCCCAAAGTTGTTATGACAAGGTATATCAGATTCTTGGAATTGAGCGGCAAACAGATAATGCAATGAGGGAAACCAATGGAAGACACAACAAGTCTTAGGCCGTACCTAACAACACGGCAGGGTCCGGTAGTATGCTGCGATAAGCCACCACGCGAGCACTGTGTTGTAGAGTACCGTCGGGAGAAAGAAATTGAATTTATTTGTTATGATAAGTGGCTGCCTAATGTTCGCCTTTTGGCACCTCATATTCCCGATAATGTGCTGCTTGATTATATTCGCCGCAGTTGTATTGAGTTTGCTAGGCAGTCTAAGATTCTTACCCGCAACGTTACTTTGCTTACTCAGAAAAATGTGGCGGACTACTGGCCCTGTCTTGGCCCTCAAGAAAGAATAGAGTGGGTACGACTGTTATCCGTTAACGGAGAGTGCTTTGAGCCAAAGGGGCATAGCTGCTCATGGTGTATCGGTCAAAGTAAGTTCTGGTTCCACCCGCCTAATAGCCTAGAGATTCATCCTCCCCCAAATGAGTGCGCTAAGATTATTTTCACAGTTGACGCCTGCCCCAGTGAAGATAGCACGGAGGTTGATAGATTACTTCATGACAGGTACTTCAAGCCAATAGAAGATTACGCAGTTGCATTGACTACATTGATACCGCCGCGAGACGACAGCCACAATGTAGTTAGGGTTAGCCCAGATACGCACAATTTATTGATGCGCGGGTTTAGCAGAGGTGTTGCGCGGGCTAAGATAGACCAAGCGCAGAATTTCTCGGATGCTGTAACTACGTGGGGAGGTCATTGTAGTGGGATGTAATTGTAGAGGTGGGAGAGCTCGCCAGAAACCAGAGCTCAATCTTAGTACACCATGCGTTGCTGCCCCAGGTGTACACCACAATGTGAATGTTGAAATTGATGAACATTGCAAGGTGGTAAGAATATGGGCAGCAGAGAAAAACATAATTAAAGGATGTGACGAATGCGGTTGAAGCTAACCCGGTTTTCCGGCCTAGCGCCTCGCCAAACAGACCGAAACTTACAGGAAAGTTTTGCAAGTATAGCGGAAAACGTAAACCTCGAAAGAGGTACAATACAAGCATGGAATGAGCCGGCGAAGGTCAGTGACCAGACCGGCTATTCTCTTTTTATGGCCAGCTGCTGCCCCATAACTGGTGACTGTGATACTTCTTTCGCAGAGACCGGTATTGACTGCGGAGAAATACTGGTTGCTTCGGGCTTAGGAAAGCAGCCCGTATTTACTACCGAAACTTGCCCACCCCATTGGGAGCCACTGGGCTTCCCGTGCAAGATGGCCGCCCCTACTGTGAAAGCACCTACAGCTAAAGAAGATTTCAGTATGGACTTGCGGAGCTACTATTACACAGTAGTCAACCGTATGGGGTGGGAGTCTGCCCCGTCGTTGCCGTCCGCCTCAGTGCGTGTGAATATTATTTCTGAAGTTAGTGTTGGTGAATTTGAAGTGCCGAGCAACGCGGTGACTATCAGAATTTATCGGGCACAGACCCCACTAGACTACGGCACTGAGCCACTTGAAAATGATGACGCAGTATTTCTGCTTGTGGGGGAGATACCGGTTAGCCAGCCAGTTTTTAAGGATACTGTTAAGATTGCAGGGTTCGCTTGTGAGACCGAGCAGTATTCCCCCCCACCTGAAAACCTCTATGAGGTTTGCAGCTTACAGAATGGGCGGCTTTGCGGGTTAGTGGGTAACCACTTTATGATGAGTGAGAGAGGAGCGCCACACGCTTGGCCAGATAAAACGAAGGTATCTTTCTACGACAAGCCGCTTGCTTTGAAGTGCGTGAGAGATGTTGCTTACGTGCTTACTGCTGGGCGTCCAGTAACTATCCAGGTTAATGGAGACTGTGATGACGGTGTACTCTATAGCGTGTCAACATTACAACAGACCTTGCCCATACTATCACGCCGCTCAGCGGCTACGCATGCAGGCGGCGTTGTTTACGCAGCTGCCCAGGGTTTGGTATTCATTGCCGGTCAGCAGGCAGTAGTGCTCACTCGTGATTTCTATACACCCCACCAGTGGGGGCAGCTGCAGCCCCATACCATGGTTGGCTGTGTTCATGACGGGGTATACTATGGTTCTACAGCTACAACTTGTATTCGCTTTGACCTGCCCGATGAAATATTTGCAACGCAAGATGACACTGCCCTAACCACCATCTCCCTCCGCCCAAGGGCTATGTACTCCGCCAGCAATGACCGGTTATATATGGCGTTGGATAACGGCACATACGAGTGGAATACTGGTACAGGTAAAATGGTGTACCACTGGCGAAGCAAAGTGCATTACGCCCCGGGTCCTGTGAGGTTTTCTGCCTATAAGATTTTTACTGATGGTATTGTATCTGTTTCCCATTCAACAGAGCACGGAGAAATATCTCGTAATGCTACAAGCTTGAAGCCGGCGCGTCTTCCCTCCGGTAGGAAAGGACAAGAGTGGTTTGTAGACTTTCGGGGCACAGCAGAAATTAGTGAGTACACTTTAGCAACAAGCATACGGGATTTATCTCATGACTAAGATTGAACTACCCAGCGATGACCTGGACCAGGTTGAGAAACAGCTATTAGAGTTTGGCGAGTTTATACTTTCCCAAACAGGTAATATTATCCGCTACCCATATATCTTCTTTCAAGCATGGGTGAATAGGAAACTGAAAGTATTTACCCACCGCCAGGAAGATGGGAAGATAGACGGGCTGCATATAGTAAGTATGTTCACCTGCCCAGTGACGGGGCTTTATCATAGGATTACAGGCTTCAAGGGTGGGGTAGATATTAGTGAGTTTGTTGATAAGACTTTGGCGATTTATGAGGAGCCAGAACAATGAAAATAGAAACAGAAGAACAGCTCAATAAGCTGTATGCTTTCTACCAGCAAGAGAAAGAAAATATCTTTGCCCAGGTAAATATCTCCCCACTGGATGATAAGATATACGCTATGCTCCTCCATGTACTGAATGGTGACCATGGCTGGTATGGTGAGATTATTGAAGAAGGCGGGAATATAGTTGGTATCTTCATTGGCATGCTAGTGGCAGAGGTTCTTTCTGGTAAGCTGCTTGGGCAGGAAGTGGTAGCGTACCTAAAACCAGAAAACCGGTCCCAGCCCAATAAGCTCGCTATTGGCAAAGCCTTTTTACAGTTTGAAGAATGGTCAAAGCAGCGTGGGGCGTACCGTGTAAAAGTGAGTACCTACGGTGATTACATACCGATGCTTGAGCAGCGTGGTTACATTAGCTACACAACAAATATGTACAAGGAGCTTAAATGAGTGGTGATATTGGTACCGCCGCAGCGGCGGGAATTGAAGCAGCTGCTGCCATTACTATTGCAACAATGCAGTTCGCACATGAGCGGAGTAAGCTAAAGCTGCAAAAAGAAATGTGGCGAGAGCAGAAACGCTGGGCTTCTATGTACCATGACTTGTGGAATGAGAAGTACAAGCCGGCGGAGATGCGGTTCTTGGATTACGTAATGAACAAAAAGCCGTATGAGCCCCAGTATAACGCTGCAGAATCACGGGCCATTGTAGGCGTGAGAAAAGAATTCCTTGCAGCAAGAATGAAGCTTAGAAAGTGTATTGACCCACAGATGACAGGTGAGCTTTGTTCACGGGAGAGGATACTGGCAATTGAGGAAGCTAAAGCTGTAGTGGCTGCAGTCAATAGGGGCTTCAGGGCGGAAGAGGCACGCAAGGACCAGAAGGAGTCACAGTGGGAGCAGCTTGTTCTGGCAGTTCTCCAACTGGGCCGGGGCTTAGTATCCGCTGCTTCCCAGCTATATGCTAATGCTAACCAGACTGCCCAGACAATGGCGAATATAAACCCTTACGGAGGTTTCGCCGCTGCGCTTGGCCAGATAACTTCACGCATTACCAACGATGCTTACGCTCGAGAGAATGGGCAGCAAGGTACCTACGGGCTTCAGAACCGGAGTATGTATAACCAAGCCCAAGGCGGTTACCAGTACAACTTCAACGGGGCGAGCACGGGTAGTTTTAATAATCGCACCCCAATCAGTATTTAAGCGGAGAAAGAAATGAGTTTGTATGATGATTTTATGAATGGCCAGATTCATGACCACAAGTTATACTGGGATAGGTTGAATCAGTTGCAGCAACAAGATGCACGGCGGATTACAATGGACGGTGCCCAGATGCAGTTGGAAAACGATGCCATTACCCGTGACGCTAGGCTTAGGAATGTGCTCGCCCAGCTGGCTAACTCAACAGACCTGAATGAGCAGCAGTTAGCCTATCGTCGCGGCTTAGACCCGCTAAGCTATGACTTTGAGCGGCAGAAGCTGCTCACTGGTATAACCCAAAGCCAGAACCAGCAAGGACAGGCAGGTCAAGAAATACAGTTTAGACAAGGGCTGAGCCCACTTCAGTATGACGCCAAAAAGGCAGAGCTTGGCGCAAGTATTGCGGGTAATACCCTCACCACTACAAATGCAGAACACGGCAACACTATTGCTAAGGATATTTTCCCAGACCAAAGAAGAGCCGCCCAGGGCCAAGCAGCTTATGCCGGTATGCAGGGTGATGTGGTGCGTGATAACCTACCGGCTTTACGAGCTACGTCCGAGACAAATATCCTCACCGGCCAGAAGAGTGCCGAGAACCAATACGGGATGCAGGAAACCTTGGGCCGCCAGCTGGCAGAGCAGAGAACAACATCAGACCTAATGCACTGGGCCATTGAGAATGGTGGGCAGACAACGCCAGACCTCATTAACCTAATGCGTGGTGCAAGCTACGACCCACGCCGTACACCGGAAGAAAGACGCATCGCCGGCAACCTGGTTAACTCCCTCACCCTGCAGCAGGTTGAGTATCAAAAAGCATTCCAGGGTAAGGGCGCCACTATGAATCCAGCTGTGCCACTCATAGAGAATACGCCTCTCCAGATGGCAGAACAAATGGGTATACAAGTGCTGGGGCAGAACCCGTATGGCGAATATCAAATAGACGTGGGTGGAGGCAACATAGAGCTGCTTTCCCCAGCGGAGCTCAAGTCCTCTATTGCGCGGCGGCTGGGTGTTGATGCCTCACCATGGCAGAAAGATGCAGAGATTTCGTTGAAAGAGCGTGCTGCTCGGTTGTCTGGTAATACGCAAGCTATGACTGCTGGTGTACCAGATGCCTTCAAGCCAGAGCTGGGCTTCAAGCTTTCCGACGAGGCCAAGCAGCGGCAGCAGAGAATCTTGTACGGCGCCCAAACCCATGCGCTACAAGGGCTGGGCTACTCTCAGAAAGAAGACGCCAACGGCAACATGATATGGGTAGATGACAAGGGCCAGGTTGTAGACCCCGCTGCCATAATGCAGTATCTCCGTTCCCAGAACCTGGCAGGTGAAGAGGTGGCTCCCGCTTTACTAAATCCTAAGGAGGGAAGATAAGATGAAGGCAGGTGAATCACGTGCTTTTACTATTGGCCTTGAGGAAACCCATGCTCTCCCACCAGGTTTACTCCAGGCAGTTAATGAGCAGCTCTCCGGCTATCGTGAGCAGAACTCATTGCTGCCCGCCCATGTAAACAGGGACCCAGACCGCAGAGCTGAGCATATTCAGATGGCTGCTCGCATGCAAGAAAAGATGGGCGAGTTCGACAATATTGTACCTCTCGCCGTTGACGCCTACATGCGAGGTGACAAAGCCACCAGGCAATCTCTTGAATCTGGCTCCTTCCCACAAGAAGCAGTGGATAACACGTACACAGTTCTTTCTCGCATGCCCAAGTATGGCGGCGATGATTGGACTGTGGGCGATGCTCGTAAATCTTTGGCCGGCGTAATGGGCAACCCGTCTAAGGACCTTACAGGAGCGGCGCAGGCTCCAGCTCCCCGCCCCATTAACGACTTGAAAATATGGAAGAGACCTGATGGAAGGTACATGACAGGTGATACCTTCCTGGATACAATGTTAGCTATTGAAAGTGGCGGTAGGCTGCATGATAAGAATGGCAATGTACTCAAGGCTGCAGGCTCCAGTGCGCGTGGGTTATTCCAGGTTATTGACTCTACAGCACGGTCCTACGGGCTACTGGGTGATGGCTTTGACTTACGCGGTGACCCAGAAGCTAGCTTAGCTTTTGCAGTTAAGTATGCCCAAGATAATGCCAAGAGCCTCAAGAAGAATGGCATACCAGTAAGCCCGCTTACTGTGTACCTCTCCCACCAACAGGGCGCAGGGGGTATTAAGGAAATATGGGATGCTGCTAACGGCAGGGGTACTGTGTCCAAGGGCGTCCGTGCCAACATGGATAACAATGGTGGTAGAGGATTAACCCCTGCCCAGTTCCTCAAGAAGTACGACAATATCATCGCTGCTCGTATGGAAGAAGCCCGCGCTAATGGCGCCAAAGATGGTTTCCTCATGGGGGCGGATGTTAATATTCCAGACGCGCCTAGCTATGCCCAGGCTGCCACGCCAGATGGGACCCAGCCTGCAGGCGGTCAAGTTGCAGTGGACACCAGCTGGCAGAAATTAATGACTGCCACAGCTCCTGCTTCTGCCCCACTACAAGAATCAGATACTGCAGAGGGCGAAGATGACGGGGCTTCTGAAAAAGACAAGCTAGCAACCACAAGTGTTAACTGGGCAGCTAGGCTGGATGACCTTTTCCGCCAAGAGCCGGTTACTACGGTTCCTAGTGACCTCCATGAAATTATTTTACAGAAAGTGAGACAAGCATGAGTAATGACGCTATGACAACCTTGCAAGAACAGATTGCAAAGTTAAATCAAATAACCCAAAATGGCTATAGCGGTTATAAAGGAAGCACTCCGCCCATTGAGCCGGGTGTTAACTATACCGGCATTCTTGAAAACTCTGCTGCTAAAATACAGCAGAGCGCACTCGCATTCGAACCCGTGCGTGAGGCGGATGACCCACTTGCCGGTTACAACTTACCGCCTAAAGAAGTGGTGGAGGAGGCTACAAGTTCAACCGGGCCGCTAGGTAGTGCGTGGCGTTATGCTAAGGGGGCTGTGACCTCTGCCGGCCAAGGCATCAAGGACACGGGCACGCACCAGTTAGCGCGTGGTGCAAATGCCCTGGTTGAGATGTTCTTTGATGTAACCGGTGACCTTCCCCAGCTGGTGGGTATGGAGGGCTATAACAATATAGATAATGTGCGTACCCTACTCCGCAAGGAAGAGGGCTATGATAAATTGAAGGTGGCTAAACAGAAAGACTTGCTTCGTGGTGGTGACCCCAGTGGTGTAACGCAAGCTGCTTCATTGTGGGGAATAAAGATGGGGGCAGATGATAACGAGGCAATTCGCAGCGACTGGAATAAATATTTCGGCCTCCGCTGGAACCGCTACGTGAATGCAATTCGTCGTGGTGAGATAGCTGCGCCCAAAGATGAAAAAGCAGAAACTGTACTTGCTGGGCTCAAAGACTTTGAAAAAGAACACCCCCACACGTTCGATGTACTGAAGCCGGAAACACTTGTACCCGAGGCCAAAGACCGGTTTCTTGTTGCTAAGGACAGCCCAGAATTTAAGCAACGATTCGATTCTAGTAATGACCTCGCAGACCGTTGGGGCGAAGATGCCACTAAGCATGTGAAGACAATGGAGGAGCTAAGCGCCAAGGCGCTTGCTGGCAAGGACCGCACAGACCCAGAATATTGGGGCTACAAGGTGGGGCAGAATGCTTTGAACTATGGCCTGGCCATAGGCGCTACAGCGCTCACTAGAAACCCCGCTATTGGTGCAACTATTGTTGCTGCCCCAGTTGCTGGTGACGCGTACGCTTCCGCCCGTGAAGCTGGTTATGACCCTGCTCATGCTGCCAGCTACGCTGCTTTGTACGGTGCGGCAGAGTATTTCCCCGAGAAGCTAGCCTTCAAGAAGCTGCTAGCTGGCGCCGGTTCTGGTATCTTGAAGCAAGCAGGTTCTAACGCTGTTATGGAGGGCATGCAGGAGGGTATTACTGAGATTGCTCAGATGGCTTTAGACCAGGGCTACAAAGTAAATGACGACCCCAACCTTACTTTCCAGAAAGCTATTGGCCGTGTCTTTGATGCCATGGTGCTCGGTGGTATTATGGGCGGGCTTGGTGGTGCTAGCCATGCAACACTTAATAAGGCATTAGCAGCTTCCCCAATGGACCGCGCTGCCGCTCGTGATAGCTATCTGCAGGAGTTCAATAATATCCGGCAAGCACTGGAGCAGGGGCTGCCACAAGACCAGCTTAATGAGATAATCCGAAATCCTGCTCCGGCTAATCCTGCCCCTACTACCCCGACTAATCCTGCTACGCCGGCTAGTCCTGCTCCAGCTACCGCAGCTAGTCCTGCGCCTACTGCACCTGCTGCCACTACCCAAGCTAGCCCTGCCACAGCTAGTCCTGCTCCGGCTGCCCCAGCTAATCCTACGGACCTGTTCTCACAGGTGGAAATTGATTTTCTCAATGACCCCAAGAACCCGCTAAACTCTGCTACTGATGCCCAGTCTATACAGGGCGCCCAAGATATTCTGGCCAACCCAGACCCAGCGCTTGACCCGTATAGGCAAAACGCAGAAACACTTTTACGGGGCATGCGTACTAAATATGACCCCTCTTCAGTTGCCCCACAGGTACAACAATGGGAGCAGCATCGTTCTGAGGGTACCTCTATGTGGTCCACGCAGCCAAGCAGCCAAGCCACTAGGTACTCACAGGCAGATAATGATGCACTGATAAATCACTTCAACAAAGTAATAGGGCAGGGTGCCCAGGTCATAGACACTAGCGGCATTCTCCCTGATGGCTCTGTACTCCAGGGCGAGGGTGTTACCCTCCCAGATGGGCGGGTTATTATGAACTTCGATAATATCTCGCCCCAGATTAGTACCGTAACTGGGCAGCAGATTCTTTCACGAGAGGACCGTGCTGCTATTGTTGGTAACCACGAGCTTAGCCACCGCGCAGAGCGGGGATTTGTGAATTCTCTCCCCGACGGTGGGCAGCTCTATAATGAGATACGGCAGCGCCTCGTCGCTAACCAAGTTATCGGTAATCTGGCACGTGCCATACAAGCCGAGCGGGCAGTACAGGTTTCCGCGGGCCAACAAGCTGCTAATACACTTATTGATGACTATACTGCGGTTAGTGAGGCTTACGCGGAGTTGATGGGTGCTCTCGCCCGTCCTCGCGGCTACGAGGCTTTGGTGGACCGGTACCTTGACTACTTGCCGCGTAAGGTTAAGAAGCCGGCGTTACGTAAGCTCATAGATAAAACTGCAGCTGGGTTGCGTAATGTGTTTGCTAAGTGGACTGGGAAGAACTTCACCCCGCAGACACTATCTAACCAGGAGGTGGCAGATATATTTGCCTCCATTAACAACCACAGATACTACGGGCTGAAGAATCCCACTGCCGCCCCACAGCAAACTACTGGGCCAAGCACGAATCCTATTTCAAGAACAGGTACACGCCAAGCTCCAGTGTTTTCTACTGCCCCACAAGTTGGGCTGGAGAAAATTATTGAAAAAGTATTTGGGAGCCAGCAAGACTTTGATGATTGGGCCAGATATAATTTCAATGTTATGGACTCTGAGCAGCTTGAAGATTTACACAAGGTCGCTATGAATATGCGGTTCAGAGAAGACTTATTGTCTTACCAGGCGATGGGGATATTAAAGCAGGTTGCCGATAAGTGGGACAAAAGCGAGGCAGCTAATATAAACCTGGCAGAGGTTGCAAATGACCTTGCTATTATTTCTCGTGTACTCACTAATAGCCAAGTAGAAAGCATAAAGCTGCCAAGTGGTATTAAGGTATTCTTTGATGATTATCTTAAAGCCCAGGTTGAGCGGCAAAATAAGATGTTCAACTTGTATAATAATTTTGAGGCCGACTCCTACCCCACTACACGCAGCGCGCTTTGGAATACTACACTCACTAGTGGTATATTAGGCGGCTGGGGCTGGGGATGGGATATGACAAACACACTTTCAAATGACCAGGTAGACAGTGTCATAAAGAAACTCCGCACTACTAGGTTCCCAGCAAAAATTGAAAAGAGTATTTATGTAGCTACTCAGCTCGCTAGTATTAATGCTGTCCCCATAGAAGACCTTGTCAGGAATCTTAGTAATCGTTATCCGACTTACGCAGCTAAGGTACAAGAGTTCTTCAAAGACTTGACAGCTTTGAAGTCTACAGCTTTCCATTTAGGGCTACATGATTTCCAAGAATTGTTAGAGAAGTTCTCTGCCTATCGTACCAAACCTAAAACAGAATCCTATACCTGGGGCGGCAATGAGTTCACCTCCCCGCCCGGCAGGGGGAAACCTGCAATGATGGCGTCGCACGCCATGCGTTTTGATAAACTCCAGAATGTGTTGCATACAGGCGGTGAGCTGGTAGCACCCTCCATTGCCGTGTCTAATGCCAAGACGTTTAATGGTATTGGTTGGGGGAACATGGATATGACACTATTCATAGGCCTCCCAAGTATTCCAGAGAATAGTTATGTGTATGCTGCCGATGCCTATACCACAACATATAGCCCTTGGATGAAGGGTGACCAGGATGGTATGAGCAGGAGTATAGCTGAGCATACTAAGTTTTATCACGGTGACTCTCAGCGGCGGGCAGAAAACTATCTCACTAGGCTTATTAATGGGGACACCTACTTGCTTAGCCGCAGTGCCGTAGCCCCAGTAATTAGCGCTGCCCAGTTCGATGAGAATCGAAACTCAATAAATACGAAAGATACTGATGAGCTTGATAAGCTTTCTGATAACTACGAAGAGCAACTGCTGAATCTTATAGAGCCGCTGGCGGCAGACCTAGGCATAAGCCATGATGATACACTCTATGAGGTGGGCGCCGAGCTGCTGAGGGTTATGTGGGGTGAGAAGCTTGATTCTGTGGGGGCATTAGTAAATCAACCTAGCCTTTATGCACAGCTGCAAGAAGCAGTCCGCCCCATACTGGAAAAGATTAAGGCAGACCTGCTGGGCCAAGGTCCATACATGGAGATGAAGGTTCTGGAGTCTTTGCCGCTTGGTAAGTTCTCAGCAGTAATGCTGGGTGATTCGCACGCGGCACAAGAATACAGTGAACAGCTGGCAGAGCTTGTGGCAAATGGTGTTTCTGTAATATGGGCTCCGGGCTCAAAAAACCTTGACTATAGGTACCAGACTGGTGCAGAGCAAATAGCTAATACCTTCCCCAATCTGCTCTTTTCCGTGGAGCCTGCACAGACCACAGTAAATCTTAAAGAGTACACAGCCCCCAAAGTGGGCAAAGCAGCTCTGCATAATTTGTTGCTAGGCCACCTTGCCACTAGCCAGGTAGAAGCTAAGCAGCTTAGTCTTGAGCAGCTCAGTACAGACCTGGCCCAATTAGACCTCACTCCCTTCCCCAAAGCAGTACGGCAGAGCTTGTATAACGCAGCCACCATAGTGGCACAGCAGCCCAGCCAGCTTGGTAGTATAGTATCACAGCTAGCTGAGTTACACCCCGCCTACGCCGCCCAGGCACAAGGTTTCATGGAGGCTGCAGTGGAGGCAGCAAGTGGCTTAGCAGCTCTGCCGCCCAGTGGCCGGGACGCTGTGCTCAAAGCTGCTACGCTACCTATCCCCCATCCAAAGAGAGCTACTTACACTTTCCAGGGGCAAGAGTTCACCTCCCCACCAGAACCTGATAAGACACCACTCACTCTTGCCCAATCTATGAGCTACAACAAGCTAGCAGGTGTACTTGAGAATGGGGGCAAACTCTACGCCCCGTCTGTGGCGATTATTAATCCTGAGAATTTTGATGGTGTAGCACTCGGTGGCATGGATGTAACCTTTATCGGTAATGTATCAAGCCTTCCAGAGAATACACTTCTTTTCGGGGCAGACGCATACACTCCATCATTTGAGAAGTCTATGGTTGGTACCCCAGAAGAGATTGCTTCACAGATAGCAGCTAAGGTCACCGCCTCCCATGGCAGCCTAGAGGCTCGGTTGAAAGAAGCTCTTGCTGTAGCCCAGGGCAACACTGCTTTCGGTAATAACATAGTGGACGCGCTTATCTCCCCGAACATGACTGCCGAGCAGGTAGAAGAGAACCGAGACAAAGTAGGCACCCTAGATGAGAATGCTAGTGAAGTATTCCACGTTGTTAATTCTTTCCTTAATGAGTACAGTGAGGCTATAACAAATACCGCTTCCAGTATCTTCGATGGAGTTACTGAGCGTGACATACCCGAGATGAAGCGGGCTATCAGTAAAGAGTTTGCCCACCAGATACTGGGCGTACCCTACGAGTCCATGCTTAGTGTTGAGTTAGTTGAGAAGGTGACTGGGCTGCAAGAATGGCTTGCCAATGACGTAGAGCAGTATGCAACAGGGCTGCGTGAGAATACACTCTTCCGCCTGCCATACTGGGAGGGCAAGGTTCTTGAGGCCATGCCGCTTAGCAACTTCAAGGCAGTAGTGGTGCATACCGCCCCATCAACGCAAGAACAATACGATGCCCTTGACAAGCTCGGAAAATCTGGGGTTCCGGTAATATACGCTGTAGACAATCTCAAAGAAGGGGTTCAACAAGCTACCTCCATTATGCCAGACCTGCTCTTCTCCACCAACCAATCCCCCAATGTAGAAGACGTTTCCACTGTCAGACTTGCGTTGGAAGACGTGGCTAGCACCATTACATTAGCAGAGCTACAAGACTACCCTGCCCAAGATACTACAGCTATTGACTGGGAGGGCAGTGAGGTACTTAGTAGCTTAGGCGCCTTAGTTGCAGCTCCTCCCAGTGAGGTGCTTAAGGGACCGGTGCTCCACGCAGTGCACAATGGCTTACTTGACAATAACCAGCTGCATAGCCTTATTAATAACTACGCTAGTCATGGAGAGCTGCCACCCGGCTACCTACAGTATACTCCTGCCAGTGAGGTAGCAAGAGCCCTAGACTACGATATATCGGCGGAAGGCCAAGCTGCTCTATCCCTCGCCTATAACATGCGGTGGGAGAAGCTTAAAGAGGAGTGGGCGCAAGAGGCTAGACAAGCAGGGCTTAAACGACCTGTACAACTGGGCAGTGGGGAACTTCCCCAGCACTTTAATGTGAGGCACATGCTGCATAGCTTGATGGGGGCGCTGCATGCAATAGGCACCCAGCTACCCGGTCCCTCCCCCCATAGCGAGGCTGGGCTACTTAAGAAGCTGCATGTACTTACAGAAACTGCGGACCACGTGGGTGCACTATACCAAGCTACGATGATTGAAGCGCTTGACGGCGCTGGGGCGGAGCTGCTTAACGAGTACGCCCAGAAACAAAGCCCGCACGTGGCACGCATGCTTCGCGAGGACTGGGACACACTGTATGAGCTCCGCCGCCTGGCGTACCTCCACCGCGATACTTTTATGGAAGCTGTAGAAGCGTCTGGGCTACTAAGCAACCCAGCTTACTCGCACACGGCTAATATTGGCGGGGATGAGTTTACCTCCCCACCGGCGCAGGGTAAAACACCTTTTATGATAGTACACGGTATGGACGTATATAAGTTACAGAAGACATTGGAAACTGGGGGCTTAGCAGCTCCGTCCCTTGGCATTGTTAAATCTGGATTTGAGGGACTTGAGTGGTTGGAGCCCACCGTAGGTTTCATAATGAGCCCCGAGAAACTAAGCCAGCTTAATTACATTATGTATCGTGGTGACAGCTTCACCCCCACCTGGAATGCAGCCTTGCGCATTGGTGGACCAGATACCACTGCGCAAGAGAAGTCTGATATTATCCGAGACCTGGTTGAAGATAACCTTGGTACTATGGAGAAGCGGATAAGCCGCCTAGCTAAAGATGGCAAACTGGCACCAGAGCTAGGCGACTTATTTACGGCAGATATAATTAATGGGCAGGAGCTAGACAATAGCCGTGAAGCTTTCGAGAAGAAAATACCGGAGGGTTGGACTGATATAGCCTATATAATGGGTGGCCTTATAGGCGAGACTATGGCGGCCAACGATGTTACTGACTATAAGGATATGTACGAAAATGAAGACTTGGAGTGGTTTGTTCGCTCACTTGGTTTAGAATTGGGTTGGGATATTTCTCCCCCAGCCCCACCTACCACGTTTGAGGTAAACGACCAAGTAATGGCAGCTGTCAAGAAAGCGGCAGCTAAAGTGAGGGAGGTGCGTAACCAAGAGAAATACCGTGAAGTTAAGGTGACAGACTTTGTTAAGCTTGAAGACTTCGCAGCTGTTCAAGTGGCGAGTAGTATACTTATCCACCCAAAAGTTACACGGTTTGTTCGCGAACTAGTGTCTATGGGCTTGGTAGTTATACCGGTAGATGTAAACTCACTAAGTTCTAAAAACGGTGTCGAGGCAACGCAGCAGCTCATTAGCGCGCTACCGCAGTTGACATTCTCTCTCCAGCCGCCCAACCCTAATAGCTTGCAGTCGCCAGAGCTACAGCAGAAAATCAAGGAAGCTGTAGAGGAAAACCTGCTCCCCCCATGGGAGAAGATTATGGAGCAGTGGGTAGCTACTAATAAGCTCTATGGTGGTGAGGAAAGCTGGGCAGTTGCAGCTAATATGGGGGAGACGGAACTGGAGTATGAAGACTGGGTTACCGTGCGGACACCTGCTTTCAAGAAGTGGTTTGGTGACTGGGAAGACGGTAAGCGCCATAGTATTGTAGTTAACCCGAGAACAGGAGAGCCGCTTAAGGTGTACCATGGCAGCTTGGCCCGCTTCGATACTTTCAGCTTTAAGCATCTAGGCAGCACTGGCTCAGCCCATGGCCGCGGCTTCTACTTCACTGATGACCCACAGCTTGCGGCGGGCTACGCCACTAAGGACGACGAGGTTGGTCATATTTATTCTGGGTTCTTGAATATCCGCCGGTTGCTGGGGGAAAGTAATAAGAAACTCCGCCGCCGTGATGTATATAACCTGCTCCACAAGATGGTGCGTAACGGCAGTGAAATACTATGGGACTTCAACGACCTTAATAAGTACCAACTTGAGACGGTGCTGTCCCAGGCAGTGGACCAGCTCTTCGACACGAACACTAATGACGCAGATATTCTAGCAGAGCTGGGTAACCTTGACAATGCTGAGGATGTGCATCGTGCTTTCGGTGGCAGCCCTGGCTACCAGTATACCCTCCCAGATGGGCGGCATTATTACATAGCACTACTGCCGAACCAGTTCAAGGCGGTTAATAACTACGGTACTTTCTCGCCCCGCCAGGATAACATGATGTTCTCAACTACCCCACTCCAGGCTGCGTTGAATACTGCCTACTCCGTCCCACCATGGGAGCTGCGGGAGGACCTGCCCGGCATCGGCAGCAGGGCGAAACGCCTGTGGCAGGTTATTACCTCGGACCGTGTCAAAGACCTGTGGGCAGACAAGCAGGGAGAGCTGGAGCGCATAGTGAAGAAGCTACCGGGTAATGCCCTTGCTTTGGCGGTACGAAATGGGTGGAAAGCATACAATGCCCAAGTGCAAGCGGACTTGGTGAATGATATCCTACCCATGCAAGAAGCTTTGGCTGTAGACCTAGCAAAACAACTTAATAGGGTGCGGGCAACAATTCCTATGTATAAAGGAATGCGGAAGTCTAAGGCAATGAAACTCTTTATGGAGCACCTTGATAAAATAGGCAAGTACGTCTATCATGGTGAGGAGCGTAATGTAGAGATTGCCCTTCGCACAGGTGGGGCAGACCTTGCCGGCTCTGGAAGAACACTGCCCGAGATTGCCGAGGTTAAGCAGTTCTTCATGGACCCGGCACGTGGGGGCGGTGAGCTACTCACTATTTATGAGAATATCTATAACACTCATATCAAGCCCATGCTGGAGTACAGTGAGAATAGATTACGCGCCGCCGGGCTACTTACTCCCGAGATGGAGGCAGCTCGCCCCAACTACAAGTGGTATATCCCGCTCTATGGTAAGCCGGAAATAGAAGACCCTACTGTGTCCCATAATATAGATGACTCTTTCCGCTCACGTACTGGCGGGGGAGCACTTGCCCGCGATACACTCCAGAACCGCACCCACAATGCAGAGGGCCGCCACGGTACAGAGGCGCATAACCTCTTTGAGAATATCTTCACCCAGTTAGAATCTACTGTAAGACGTGTCCGGGCCCAAGAACCTAAGCAACGACTGTGGGAGTTTTTGCAGACACCGAAAGGGGCTCTGGCATTCAACGCCACCACGTCGCAGCACCAGCTTGGCAACCAAGCTACTGTGAACCAGGCTGGGCAGCAGACTTGGAGAAACCAAGCAACTGCAGATAACCAGGTTATATGGCAGGACGGTAATGAAGTGCACGTTATGACTATCGGTAATGAGCTAGCACTTAATGCCGTGAAGAATTTCAACCGCTCTCTCTTCCCATACGAGGGCAATCCTCTCGCCCAACCCGGCGCAGCTGCCTGGCACGGAGTGGCGTGGGTAACTCGCTTCATGGGCAGTATGTATACTCGGTACAACCCGTCTTTCATACTTCGTAACAAGATGATGGACTCCCTCCAGCAGTGGCAGTATATACTTGCGGATGCTCCTGTGGGGGGTATGACCACAGCCGCTGGGCCGCGTGGCTACTTAGAAGCTGTGGGCAATGTGGCTGGGCGGTTGAAGTTAGCTCTGCTTGCTGCCAGCTATAATACTCTTTGGACTGGCACCCTGGGCAAGACTAGCGGCTTCGAGCAATGGTATAAGCGCTACGAAGCTCTGGGTGGTGTTACTACCTACGCCACTTTCCTCGGTCGTAATACTCTCATTAATTTGGCTAATGAAGCATGGCGGCAGGCAGCTAATCCTGTAGAGAAAGCGCTGGATGTTAAGGGTAATCTTAATTGGCTGGCAGAGCTTCTTAACAAGGCTAACGATACTATGGAGCTTACAACCAGGGTATCCGCTTTCCGTGCTTTAGTTGAGTCCGGCGTGGAGGAAGAGACTGCTGCCCATTATGTTAAGGACATTATGAACTTCGAAACTAAGGGCGACCTAGCGCGTGGCATTAATGCTTTCTACCCGTTCTTCACTACCAGCTTATTTGATATGCGGCGTATCCTCAAAACACTCTCCCATAAGGAGGGGCAGGTACTCCTGGCGGCACTTATCGGTATCTCCTATACTATGTGGGCGGCACTGGCAGCTGCCACGGGTGACGATGATGACGGGCAGGCATGGGTGGATAAGTACCCCATGGGCATTGCCTCGCGCTACGCCATTGTGCCCGTAGTATCAGACGACGGGGTAATGCGTGGTGAAGGTATCCGCATCCCACTAGGCTTCGGGCTGGGGCGCATTGCTAATACCATAGCACTCTCATGGCGGAGATACTTCAACGGGACTGACGAGCCTAGTGACTTAGTTTCTAACCTTATCAACCACGCTGCTATCGGTTCTCTCTCCCCCATACAGCCGAGTGATGTTAATATTAAAGAAGACCCTGTCACATGGCTGGGTAATACTTTCCTTCCGCAGGTACTTAAGCCAGTGCTGCAGTATAGCTCTAATAAGAACTGGCGAGGGCAGCCTATATACAACCCTGATACCTTCCGGGCTGAAGGGGAGCTGGACTATAATACCGGCTTCGCAGCGACGCCGGACCTCTATAAGAGTCTTGCAGAGAAGCTTTACGACGGCACAGGTTACGATGTGGCGCCTGAAAGTATTGCCTACTGGGTAGAGACTGCTTTCGGCGGGCTTGGTCGTGATGTGGTTTCTGGCACGGAGCTCTTCCTTGACACCACTGGGACAGGTGAGCCGCCTACTTCCTCATGGTGGCGGAATATACCGATGCTGAGCGGCCTCACGCAGGCCTCCCCCTCCATTACTCGCGAGAAGTATTTTGAGTACCGTATGGAGGTGACAGACGAATACAACCGGTTAATGGACGCCAATAAGCGCGGCAAAAGTCCAGACGCCTATATGAGAAGCTACGGGTACAAGAAACAGTTTGATGCTGTAGAAGCGCAGCTGCGTGAGTTGCGTAAGTACCGTAAGCAAGTACGTGAAGGACTCCACGGGGCCGAGCGCCAAGCGGCCGAGCGGCAACTCAACGACGCCATGCAGGTACTGCAGGCTAACATGGTTAATCTTTATGAAGAACAAACTAGGAGAAAGAAATGAAAGCACCAGTAATAATAGACGAGTCTGTTAAAGAAACCCGCATTGCCTTCTACGGGGTATGCAGGAAGCAGGGCTGGCCAGACCAGCTGGTTGGAAGAATAAGAAAGGCGGGCACTATCACCCACCTATTAGAATACCCTGCTACACTGCAGGGTACTGAGATTATTTTCGAATGGGATTCACTGCTTTACAGTTTGGCCCCTGGCCGTTATCTGGTAGACCTATTTGAAGGCGACACAAAAGTTGGCTTCTTTCAGGTTCAGTTAAAACCTCACAGCTGGGACACTGAGGTTGTGAGCCATGAATAATAGCTCCCCCAATTACTAGCCCAAAATAAACCATCGTAATTAGTACAGCAGCTTCAGGGCCCTTCTCACCGGGCCCTCTTCTTGTAAGAAGATAACACATACTGGGAAACCAAATTATTGAAGCCCAAGCTACCATGTGGAGGAACATTATTTATCCTCCCATTTATTGTATACAGAAAGCGCGCCAAAGAAATTATCCTTCCCCAATGGGAGAACAATGAACTTATCAGGGTACTCCTTCACTAAATGGGCGAGCACGTACTCGTCGTCATAAAAACCTTCTTTCGAGGCCAGCTGCATTGCGGCTTTGATGAAAGCCTCTGCCAACCACGTGGCCAAGTGGCTTGGCACCACCCAGGCGCTCCCACAAATACGGTCCTCTTTACGAATGCTGTCACGAGTAGAAAATAGAGTAACTGTATCTTTGCTAAAATCGTACTCCCACTTGTGGGGGACAATTGGTGTATGGGGTATTACAGCGTAGTGGCGTAGCCCGGCGAAGTCTACCCAAGCATAGTGGCTTGGCTGCTCGGCCCCATGGTGCTTATAGACTGTCGCAATGAAAGTAGGCTTACACCACATAAGGAAGATATACTTAAACGGAAGGTCATCCTGCACTGGTTTATCCTGCCACGCCATAATATTTTTAGCAAGAGTTAAATCAAGGTCGTCGTAGGCGAAAAGCCAGGAGGGCTTATCATTACCACGAATCTCACTTATCTGGTCCTTGAAGCTTTCTTGTGTAAGAATAGACATGGGGTTTTGTAACTGGGCCAGCTTGGCGAAATTAGTAAGGTACCAGTCATTACTTCGCTTCACAGTACCTGGGCGGCCGTGCCACCCAATATCAAAATACGCAGTGACTACATGAATTTGGCTTTGGAGTTCTTTGTCCATACATTAATACCCTCAAGTTTAATTGAAATTACGCTTCCATCTTCGAAGCTATACATGCCTTCTTGGTGATATACACCACCCTTCTGGGTAGCGACCTTACAGGCATGGTTTACTGCCATGGGTTTACTATTAGTAGACTCAAGCTCTTCAGCATAGTGCTTGGCCACCTCGTGGGCGATACTCATACGCAAGCCTTCTTATGGTCCTCTGCCTTCCAGTTCTCCGGGCGTTCTAGCTCGTACCCATTGAAGCGGCGGCGCATGGCAAATGTAAAGCTCGCTGCCTCGTCTGCGGTTGCGAAACATAACTCGGAGGCAAATAGGTTATTATCCGTAGTTGTGCCATTCCAGTTATAGCTGCGGTACCCACAGTCTGCTTCGAAGTCCGGAGTATAGTAAGTCTGGCGAGGCTTAGGCCGAGAATCTAGTGGGCGGGCATAGGACAATGTACGCGTGACAATATCGTAGATACGACGGTACTTAACTTCTGGGTCCCAAGTAGGGTTGCTAGTTAATCTAAACCATGCAGTTGTGAAACTCCTAGTCCGGCCCTGCGCCGCCCACCTAGTCCACGGGTCATTTACCTTAGCTGCGTCTTCCGCGTATAAAGCCATAAGCTCTGCATGCACATGGCCCAGTGGTATGTTATCTTCACTTGTCATTACACTCTCCAATTAAAGCTTTCGCGTGATTCAGTGCTGCTTCCCGGGTGGCGTGTACCAGCCCACGTTGCAAGAACTGTTTCTGAATTATACTACCCTGCCAGCGCTCACAAGTAACCATTTGCAGCAGCCCTATATCTGTAATCCATACAGTATACCCAGTGGGCGGGGCAGACTTAATTGGCGTCTGGTATTTTATTTCCCTGGTAATCATTTCGCCAGGTTCCGTGGGGATGAGGCTCCCCTGCCATGTATTGTTTGAGGGCTGATATTGCCAGCTCATTTTGCATCTCCAGTTTGGACCATACCCGCCCTGCAGCTTCCCACAGGTGGCGGGCAGAAGTATCTATGTATTCTTCTAAGAAGTATATTTCTTGGCAAGAAGTATTTAACAGCAACTTGCAGCACACCACGCAAGGCGACAAAGTAACGAAGCAGCTATGTATCTCGTACACGTTACTGCATTGCAGTAGGGCATTCTGCTCTGCGTGAATTGCCTGGCAAGAATCAAGTCCTACCCCACTAGGCAGCCAGGCCCCTTGGCATGCGTGGGGGTATTCCCCTCCCACACAGTCATTGCAGTGGGGCTGCTTACTAGCAACCCCGTTATAGCCTGTTGCCATTACGTGACCGCGCTGATTAAGTAGGACACAGCCCACTCGGCGGCGGCAACATGTAGCACGCTGGGCTACGATAACCGCTATCTGCATTGCCACTTCTTGCTGGCTGGGGCGCACGTTACTTCTCCCACCAGCGCAGTACACTACCCGGCTTGCTATCGCGTAATGTACGCAGGTACTCAAGCAATGACCGACGGTTATGGTATAGCTCTGGCGGTAGCTCCGCGCACTCGTAGCTTCTAGGCTTCTCTAAGTCGCGAAGCAACTTAGTAGCCGCAGCGAGGTTAGAAGTGTAGAGGTGCATACTGGCTGCAGTAACTTTCAGCCTTCCGAGAGTTATCTTCTCTGCCTGCTGTTCGTTAAGGGCGGCGCAGACGTAAGCTGCCACCATTGAGAAGTTGAAAACATCATAGGGCAAGCCTAGCCAGACGTCGCTGCTACGCATGAAGGTATGACAGTGAAGCTCGCCACCACGAATCAAAAAGGACATTGCCACTGTGCATGGCACGTCGCAGGTGGGGGGAGGATTCTCCCGCCATATAGTGAGAACTGCCTGCCGAGAGTCCGGGTCACCAAGCAGCTTATTCACTACGTAATCAACTTGCGAAACAATCTTGGGCCCGTAGGCACCAAAGAAAGTAAAGCCGTTATCACTGAACTGCGAAATGTTCTTGTTGTATGGGGCGATGTTATCGACTAAGCTATCACCAGTGAGAATCCAGTATGCCTCTGCCGCCATGAAGGAGTAGCTTAGCTTACGCCCCTCCTCCATTAGCACAGGATACTTCATATCTGCCGAGACAGACATACCAAGGAACTCAAGTGTTTCTACCCCATGGGGGGAGACTATCTCACCATGTTCAATAAGGGCCTTAAGTAAGGACACCCAATCTGAAGTCCAGAATTTATTTTCCATAGAGGTCACCAAAAGATTTTATTGAAATTTTACCCAGGGCACGCCTAGCAGCCCGGTACTCGGTGGCTGAGAATACATTGTGCAAGCTTATTACCCTCTCAGACGGATATGACTGCAATGCCTTGCGGGTAGAGTACTCGTCCAATGCCAGTACGTAAGACTTAGGATAATTCCCAAAGATAGTTGCGGCATTATCGTCGAGCGTGTCTACCCACATAGTTTTATGCTCGCCCACATGACTCTCCTCCAGCAAAGCAGCTACGCGGCTAAGCTGCCCTGCCTCATTGAAGTCTGAAAAGGGTAGTGGGGTATATAGGTTACACTCGGCTACCGGATGCCGGTAGGCTGCGGCCACTATGAGCACAGCCAGCATGCTACCCGTAGCCGTGCCCCTAAACGTCATCGTGGGCGAGCTCGCTTTCAGGATACTGGAGCGGAGATGTATATCCCCCTCCGCCTCTGGGTAGGCGGTGTAGTCGTAGTGCACTACTGGCAATGCTGTAGACAGCCTAGAATAGGCGCTGTATACCTGGCGCACCTGGTCAATACTCTTAAGCATCTCCGAATCTCGCCGCCGTCTATAAGACGCCTCAATAGCTTCGGGCCCGGGGTTGCATATTACAACGCAGGCGCCGCAAGCTAACGCCGCCCTCTCTAAAACGCGCTGTGCATTGGTAGTAAGACGACGTTGTCCATTGCGGTAGGCATCGGCGTAGGGCCACTCACTAAGCCAGCTACGATCGAAGACAATATCAGTAAGCCCCATAATAGCAGGGAGCATTGCCTCAAGATACATGCGATTATAGCCTGTACCCAACTGGGGGTACTCTTTGAAAGCTACGTAGTGAGAGTCAGTAGCTTTGGCATAGCGGCGGGCTACAGTAGTTTTGCCCGCCCCATCAACACCTTCGAAAATAACAAGGGCCATTATTGCTCTCCCAGAATAGTGGCTAACTCCTGCTCGGGGCCTACCCAACCTTCAGGCTTAACCACGTCTAGGCTAGTACCACGCTTGGAGCTATCATCAGTGGCACGCTCTTTCAACATATTTACTTTGTGGACGGCAGACATACCGGCCTCCCATTGTTCTGGGGTGATACCCATAAAGAGTGCTGTGCCATAGACCACGTAAGCAAGGTCCAGAAGAGCATCGAACATCTTCACACGGTCGCTGCATAGCGAGGCTTCTTCAAACTCATCTAGCTCTTCTTGCATGAATGCAAGCCGAAACTCTGCCACTGGCATATTGCCGGTAAGATAATCATCCCTTCCAGTGGGAAGACCAAACTGCCCATGGAATTCTTTTACTTGTTGAATACTCATTTGTTTCTCCGTAGTTTACGTTTAACTAAGCTACAACGTGGCTTAGCTGCTTTGGGCTCGGCTATTTCTAACCGTTGCCGATAATATTTGGGGTAATACTCTTTGCCTTTAACATCCTCCCCATAGAATTCCCGCATAGCTTTCAATACTTCTTCATCAGTAAGCCCTTGTTGGAGGTGCTGCTTGACAAAGTCTGCCATGCTCTTATAGCCACCCTTAGCTTTAGTGGTAGTGGCTGTGTCGATAATAGCGTCTTCAGTTTTCTTCTTTACTGGGCGGGTGTAAGGTTGTTCGTACCTCTCTTTCATCATTTCAAGATAATCCTTGTTGATGTTCTTAATGTCTGCCAAAGCAGTACGAGCTTCGTCGTCTGCTCCAATGAGTTTACCATACGCAACAAAAATATCAACAGCTTTGTCTACCGGGTAATCCGGCTTCTCGGACCAGTCCCTAAGGTCGCCCTCCTCAAAGTGGTGCATGAAAATACTGCCTTTGGCGGGGAGGTGTATTCCCTTCCCACCGGTAAGCATAATCACCATTTCTTTATTTGGACCGAACCATACGCCCTTTGCTTTTTGGCTTTGTGTGTTTACCTTTCTTCTTAGCTTCACTTTCGAGCTCCTCACCTATTAGTATCAAATCAACGATACCGCGCAGCCAAGCCTTGGCCTGGTCTAACGGTATCGGCCCCAGTGAATACCACTGTAGTATCGCCTTGTTATACGCGTTGAGTCGTATCTCACCACGTATAGTTTGACCATGGCGAAGAATATAACCTTCTTCTTTTTGGGAAGGGACTACCTCATATTCAAAGGTATCGTCTACTCCACCCGGCGCGTACTCAATATCCATTACAATTCTCCGCAATGACATCCATTGCTTCTTCATACGAAGATGCTGATGTTGCCTTAGTGAGTACCTTTTCTATTTCTTCTGCGGACCAACCAGCTTTTTTGGCTGCCTTCCGCCAGCTAGCAATAATGTAGAAGATATTCTCTCCAACGTCAACTGTATAGTCTGGTGTTTGCATATAGTGCCTCTTGTTTGTTTACAGGGCTATTATAGCAAGCTTTCGGGATTTTGTAAATAGCTATTTACAGATTATTCTGCAAATCTTTAAGAGCCTCAAACAAAGCATTCTGCCCGTGCCGCTTAGACTTAAGCGCAGTGGCAACTATTTTGTCAATAGTATCTCTCGCAATGATACGGTAGATATATACCCGAGTTGCTTGGCTGCCTTGCCGCCGAATACGACGGTTAAACTGGTCATACAATTCATAGTTCCAGGTGGGGGAGTACCAACAGACGTGCTTGCCCACTGCCTGCAAATTCAAGCCATGCCCCATGGAGGCTGGGTGGCCAAGCAGCAAAGGGATTCGCCCTGCATTCCACGCATCCGCTATTTCCAATGACCGGGCAGGGCTCACACCACCGCCGATGTAAGGCAGCTTCCCACCGAAGGCCTTTTGTATTTTCTCAAGGTCATGTTTGAAGTCGTAAGCTACCAAAAGCGGTTGACCCTGCAGCTCCTCCACTAGGTCACGTAGCGCCTCTAACTTTGCATCATGGAGGTCATACCACTCACGCTCTGTCTTCTTCAACTTAATAAGAGCTTCAGTATCCTCGTCTTTGTACACAGCCCCACTGGCTACCTGCCGTAGTTTAATGCTGGCAGTGGCGGCGGAGCGGGCAGCAATAACCCCGTCGCCTATCTTAGTGAGGAAGTCATCTTCAAGTTGCTTGTAGATTTTAAGAACCTTGGGCGGCAGCTCCACAATAATATCTCTCTCCACCGCCTTGGGCATATCGATAAGCTCCTCCCCCATACGTAGAACAAGTGGGGATATTCTCTTGTAGATAGCCTCCTCTGCCCCCGGCTTTATCTCATAGCTGAAGCCGTCGAAACCCTGGTTGAAATACTGGGAGCGATAGTGAGTAATATACTGCCCCAGGCTCCGCCCCATATCAAGACAATAGCACTGACCGAAGAGGTCCATTAACCCATTACTGGCGGGAGAGCCTGTCAGCCCCCACCTGCGGGCGAAGGTATGGAGTACAGTTTTGAGTATCTTGAACCGTACTGACTGCGGATTTTTGAACTTGCTAAGCTCGTCAATAACCAGCGTATCAAAACCAAACTGCTTCCACCGATTAACGTCCACTGAAATAGACGTCTTGCCCTGCTTGGTTTTTGTCTTTAGTGGTTTGGCTAGCCACTCAAGTCCTTCGGGGTTCATAACGTAAATATCCGCTGGCTCCTGCAGTAGCTCATCTTTATGGGGGCCATGTAACACCACCACTTTCAAGCCATTGAAGTTAGCCCACTTCTTAACTTCCTCGGGCCATACTAACTTACATACCCGTAGTGGGGCGAGTAACAATACCTTGGACAGCAGTCCCCTATCCTTCATTATTTTAATGGCAGCAAGAGTAATACTAGTTTTGCCAAGGCCTGGGTCAAGAAATAAACCAGCGCCGCCTCGCTCTATTAAGAACTTCACTGCTTCCTTCTGGTAATTGTGAGGCTCCCATTCTCTCAATTGTTTCAATGAGCGCCTGCATCGTCTTCTCAACATTATCAAAAACTCCTACATTAAAACCCAGGCGGCTTAGCCGCTCAATCTCATACTGCTGTATTGGGCGCGGCTTAGCGCCTGGGCGTTTGAACTCTGCAAAATATACTTGCCCCAGTGGGAGGAGGAAGAGCCTGTCTGGGCAGCCACGCCGCCCAGTAACATCGAGCTTAATACTGTCGGCGCCCAGCCACTTAGCGGCTTCGTGGCAAGCTCTTCTTTCTATATCCCGTTCTAGGGTAGCCCATGCTTGTCGCGGCATCGCGCGCATGCCCCCCTAACAAGTCTGGCAAAGTATTCCCCGCATAGCTCACACTCACCGGGTTTTCCAGCAGGGATGGCACTCACGGCTTTGCGGATATAATGCAGACGTGCTTCTTCTTCCACAGCCATATCTTCAACTGTCTTATCTACTTCATCTACCATTTTAGTACTCACATTGCCCGCCACCATTGGCGGCATTATCTTTGCGGTAAAAACACCAGCGGCATAAATTATTGGGGCGGGGCGCAAATGACTCATCAAGGAACATAGGCTTCACCCGCTTCTCCCATAGCTTCTTGAGTCTGTCTATATCTTTCCTGTAGAAGGTAAGAGACTTCTCTTCTGGGCTGCCTGGGGCTGGGAACACAGTACCCTCATCAAGGTAAACTAACCGTGGTTTCACTACTTCAATATCCTCATAGAGAAGAAGCGCGCCCAAGGCATAGAGTTCAAGCTGCTCCACATAGTCTGCATTTTGCTGGGGACGAAACTTACCCGTCTTCCAGTCATTGATTATGAGGGTATCTTCGTTTTCATAAACAGCGCAGTCCAACTTAATACGTACCCAGCACTGCGTCCAATTATTCCACTGGGTTTCGGTCCAGTCTTTGGTAAAAGCCCATGTGTCCTCTACTGCCATGCCGGAAGATACTTTTTTGCGTATCTTTTTTAACTGGCGAAACATCTTCGCAAACTTACCTAACTCTGGGGGCATCTTAGTTAGCTTGCCGTTAATATAGTCTTCCGCTAATTTATGTATCTCACTGCCCCTCTCCATTGCCGGGTTAGGAGGCTCTGCTATCTTAGCAATGTTAGCAAGGTAGAACTTTAGTGGGCACTGCTTGTAAGTAGTATACCGAGAATATGACCAAGCTGTTACTTTACTCGCCACTAGTCTGCTCCTGGAATTCTGCGAACAAGTTATAGCAGACCTCTTGCAGGAAGTAAGCCTGGACTTCATCACCAGGTGCCTCCTCCCCCACATGGCGGAAAATCTCCTGGACAATGTGCATTGCTTCATGGGCGAGGACCGCATGCTTCTGTAGGATATTGCCTTCCCGTTGGCGGTCGTAGCGCACTACAATATTCACCCATTCATCATTCTCCCAGATATGAGTACGGGCAACACTATTGCGCCACTGCTTAATAACGTCATCCGCATAGTGGGGCTCCATCTCTATCTCCCCCATTGCTTCAACTACTTTATCCCAGTCATTATCAGTGACTAAGATATAACGAAGCTTGCCTATTGGGGCGGTGAATATACTGCTCATACTTTCTCCTTATTATAAAGACGGCGACCTGGGCCACCACGATAAATATTCTCATACTTGCGGAACTCGCATAGTGCATCCTCCATAGTGCGGAGTGTCCACTTATGGGGTTCACTAGCCATAACGTTGCCCTGCATGCTTTGTGGTATCCATTCCCAGCTAGGAATAATACCCTGCTCCAAGTGCCACTTGACCTCGTAGGCTAAGCTGCTAAGCGCTAAGTACTCGTACTCCGTAGGGACCTGGTAACCATATAGCATAGCCAAAGCTGGGCGGGCGCCATGCCCCATGTGGTAAATATGGTTTTCTGTAATTTCCTTCCTCGCCATATACGTGAAGGAAGTAACAATCTCATAAGCATCAAAAGCTGTAACCTTAAACAACTTCTGAACCAGCTCCATCAGCTCATGGGGGGTGTAAATATTATACTCAATAGCAGCGTAAAGCATATCCAGTCGTTGCGCGTCTACCCGACTACGGAAGCGTAGTAGCTGCGCAGTAAGTGACTCCCAATTACTGGTATCGTACCTCTCAATAGCGTCACCCACTGCCTGCTCCGGTCGGTCGAAAGTATCTCTCAGAAACTGAGCAAGCTCATTACGGGAGAGGTCACTGCCGCCGTCTATTAAGAATCTGGCAGTTACAGGGTTCAATACCATCCGCCCCACTATGATAGCCAGCACAGCATAGGACAGCACCTTATCACGTGTTTCATTTATCTCCCACTGGGAGAAGGTATCCAGCTCCCGCCATATATTCATAAACTTGTACTTGGCGAGGATGTTGTCACCCTCATAGTCTATAGGCTGCTTGTCTAACCGCTGCCGCCATACTGCGTTACGGAGATACAAGTAGTGGAAGAAACGTTGTACCTCTGCACGGCCCAAGTTAAGTCTGAAATCAAGCGGATTCATAAACTACCTTTCCTTTTTCATCATATTTAGCGAGCTCTGCCCAGTTAGTGGTGGACACAGAACCCTCACTTAGCATATCAACATCAAACGCGATACTCTCCATGGCGGTGCGTAGCGCCTCCATAGCCTCCTCCATATCCTCTGGTGGGACGGAGACGGTTATCTGGTCATGCACATTTAGAAGAATTCGCCAATCAGCCTTCTTAGCATTATGGAAGCGGATAACTGCCTCTTTGGTACAATCAGCAGCAGAGCCCTGAATAAGGGTGTTCACCATCTTATAATCGAATTCACGATACCTGCCTTGCACCATCTTGGGTTCTTCGCAGTAATACCGTCGCCCGCCCCATGTATGTATGGGTGTATGAGTCTTGGCACAAGCCTTCATATCCTTGTACAAGTCTTTGATACCGGGGTAGAGGCTGAGAATATCTTTCTTTAGTTTCGTCGCCTCTTCCACTGTAATACCAAGGTCGGTGGCGAGGGCAGCATTACCCATGCCATATATAAGCCCGAAGTTCACAGTCTTAACGAACTTCCGCTCATACACCTTGCCCTGCTCTGCCAGCTTCTGCTGGGTGCTGGTATGGAAGTCCACCCAAGCATCAGCTTGGTACTGGGAAAGCAATTCCCCTCCATCGTAGTGGGCGAGGATACGCACCTCTTGCTGGGAGAAGTCGCGGTCCACCAATACCTCACCGGGGAAAGCTACTATGTAGCTGCGAATCTTCGGTAATGGCGGTAGCTCAATAGGCGCAACCGGTTTATCCGGGTTTTCCTCTGTCTTAAAGTGGGACTTAAAGCTCTTCGGGATATTCTGAAAGTTAGGGGTGGATGACAGTCTGCCTGTGCGGGTACCCCCTACGCCGCCTGGCCCCTTGGGCGCTTTGACCTGGTTCCACGTAGTATAGATTAAGCCGCCAGACTGCTCAGCCACTTGGCACCATGGCCCCATGAAAGTACCTACACAAGTCTTTAACTGTGAGCGGTACTGCAGCATGGCAAGAAGTACGTCGTCTGTTACCGCCAGCAGCAGAGCGTCTTTGTTTGTTTGGTACTTACCAGTGGGGGTGAGAAGCGCTTGACTCCGGTCAACAACGTCCGCCATGAGCATGGCGTTAAAGAGCTGCTCCCCGGAGTCGAGGTTTAACTCCTCGTCCGCCCCTAGTCTATCCCTCACCCACTTATCCACAATAGCCTGTGTTTGGCGGTACATAGCGAGGTCTTCTTTTAGGCGGGGCAGGTCAACTGGCAAACCCTGCCGCTCCATCTCCAGCAGAATGGGGAGGAGCTGTCTCTCACGGTTATAGGCATCGAACATACCGGCTTCCACTATTCGCGGGTACAGCAGCTTGAAGATAGCCTCGGTCCTGTCAACGTCGCCGTTAGCATACTTCCCCACTAAGCTACCCGGCGCGTAGGCGATATAAGCTCCGAAAGGATACTTACCGCCCTTGCTTACCTTAACACCCTTAGCCGGCGGGTTATCAATCAGCCATTGTGCTACGGCATCCTGCTCCTCTGGTTCCCAGCCAAGAAGCCGCTTGGCGGCAGGTTTCAAAGAAAGCTCAAGCTGGTTGGGGTCGTCCAGGAAGAGCAACAGCATAGTATCGTGGACACGTTGCCACTCCGGTATCTTAATGCCCATGTGCACCTCCGCCACGTCCAAGTCGAACTTAGCATTTTGGAAGAGGATACCATCTTCAGTGTTGTAGGCTTCTTCAAGTAATTCCTTTGCCCCTCCCCAGCTACAGTTATTCTCACAGCGATGCCCAAAAGCATAATACTTAGAAGGTCGCCCCCACTTTTTAATACTCACCCCCACCGGGATGGGCGGGTAATTGGGGCGACCTTCAATACCCATAGTTTCAAAGTCAATCGTTGTTGGCTTTAACATCAAGTTTCTCCAAAGCTTGCCGAGCCTGGAGCCGGTTAACCCGGCTCTGTATTCGGCGAAGATAAGTTTTACGGTTCTTATACTGCCGCTCCTCTTCTATGAGTTGCTGGCAGTATGCTAAGTCCTCCGTGGAGAGGAGCTTCTCATTAAGCTCTACCCACTCTCTTGATACTCCATATGCCATCCTGCCACCTTAATATTTACGTGACCGTTTACTACGTGTGGGCTTCTCCTCCTCTGCTTCGCTGAAGTCCAGATTATATGGGAAGAGAATCTCGTCATGCACAACCGGGCGACGCTCCTTATATATAACTTCTACAATCTCATTGGGCAACTTGTCAATCGCCTCAAAGCAAACCTTGAACTGCGTCTTGCGGTCCGCCTCAATAAAGATACGTGTCACCATGGCGAAAGCCGGTCGCTTCTCAGTTGCTGCCAGCTCTCTAATATAGCTTGAGTAGTTCTTCAGTGATGTTACTGGGATTCGGAGATAACCAATCTCGCCCTTGCGGTAGTGGGCGAGGTCCTCGATTAATTCCAGATTATCATGCTTGTCGATACTACCGCAGGGCAGCAATGCCAGGCGACGTCGGTTCTGGCAAGCCTTACCTTTACCAGTTTCGGCGCTTCCCCATTCATTCATGGGACAGCCTTTACACTGGTCGCTCTCCTCCTGGTCACGCTCTACAACACTCTCATGGGGTGCCATCTCTTTCTCGTCGTGGCCCAGGGCGAAGCACTTCGGCGGGGTTGGACTGTCGGGGTCATACCGTCCCTCATAGTATGTGTAGTCATAGGCATGGTCCACGATTACACATATTAACTCGTTATTCTTAACCGCGTTGCCGCCAATGGAGAGCTGCCCGCCAGCAGTGGAGAAGAACTTGCCACCTGCTGGTTTCTCCTGGGCAGCCTCCTCAGCAGCAAACTTGGCAAGCTCCTCATCCCATGGGACCACAGAGGTCCCAGTTTTCTTGCCACCCAACTTCCTTCTCTTAATTGCCATTGCCCACCTCTCTTACCATTTTTTTATACTCTGCCTCTAGCTCAAAGGGCTCACAGCCATATAAGTCTTTCACAGCTGCATGCCCAACACGTAATAGTGTATGAGCTGCAACGGCGCTGCCGCCAACACTCTGAAGGCAGAAAGCTTTGCCTGAGCCCCCTTGACTTGTACGAGAGATACCCAGGAAGATATAAGCTCCTATCTCGTCTGCTTCCAGTAGTTTCTGCGCGTCTTGCAACGCAACCTGAAGACCGGACCTGGCATCAGCTGCATCCTTAGTATCAACTTCTGGGAATTCCTGGAGCAGCACGCGAACATCATTATCCGAAAAAGAATTACTCATCTTCTGCCCCCGATACCTCTTCTATTGCTTGGTTAATTATAGCTCCAATAAAATTATACCGCTCCTCTAGTACAGCAATAGGTGTTTCACTAAGCTCGCTATTGCGCTTTATGAGGTACCTCAATAAAGTATGGGCGGCAAGTCCTGTACCAAAACAAGCTTGAAGCAGTGCGTTTTGAGAATGACCTTCTGCATTCTCTTCTGTTTCACCTGCTGCGATAATTATAAAAGCATTTACCTTAGCTGCTCTTGAAATGAAGTCTTGTAACTCTACTGCAGCTTTGCGAATTGCTTCTAGCGATGCGCTTACCACTTCAGCGTCATCTTCAGGACCTTCCTTCGACAAGAGAAGGAAATCTACTGCTGTTAAGTTAGTTTCTACTTCCTGGTTAGAGGAGTCTGTTATTTTGTGGGCCATTGTCTTTACACCTTGTTAATTGAAACTGTTGTGACATTGAATTTATCAATGCCAGGAATTTCTTCGCCATTCTCCCACCTTTCTTTAATGGCGGGGGCTGATGGGCGAAGAACCTGCGCTAGCTCGTAAGCCTCATGGTCGTTAATATAATCCCAAAACGCTTGCTTGTCTGTTACTGTGGGCTGCTCCTTAACTACTATTGTTACACGGGCTTTCGCGCCGCTAATTCCACTGGCGTCGCTCTTCGGGAGAGTATCAATTAAGTAATCCTTAATTTCTTTTTCCCGTGCCGCCAAGGCGTCTATTTGTTTCTGCAGTGCCAACCGAGCTTCCCGAGTTTCATACAACTCATCCGCCAAGGCACCCAGTTTTTTGCTGCTGTTACGTATTGCCATTTAAGTATCCTTTGCTTGTTTACGAGGCTATTATAGCACGTCTTGCCCTCTCTGTAAATAGCGGTTTACAGAAAAAATTATAAATCGAGCTTACTTCGAAACCCTAAAAATACCGGGAAGCGGGGGAGGTCCTTGGTCCCAGTGGGCTGGAACTTATACTTAACCACCAAGCCCACTAAGCTGCGACGATTCTTCCAGTAAGTAACGCGAGCCTGCTGGGTGAAGCCACTACCAATATTAAACTGCCTGCCCTCTTTGTCCTGTACCACTAAGCTGCCAAGCTGCTTAGCTGCTCGGAGCCCAGCTTTCTTTTTACTTCGCTTTGTTTGACCGAGCTCACCAATCTCCGCAGCATTATGGTTCTCCATTAGTGGGAGGACCTCAATCACTGTGGCTTCAGCATCCTCAAAGCGTTTCAGCTTCAGCAGTCCACCCTCTTTAATCGTGCTTCGCCCATGCTTGTACATGCAATTCAGCCCTCGTAGCATCAAGCCCTCATAGCCTTGGGACAACCAGTGCTCTTCCCACTGAAAAACCTCTTCCCAGTTATGAGCCAGCTTCTGTGGCAGCAGCTTGACAAATGGGGGGAAGTCCTGCTGCTCGGCTTCTAAGCCACTGAGCCGCTCTGCCCAGGTCATGTGCTGGTCATCCCAGCAATCGAACACATAATAGACCAAGCCCTCACTGCCACCTTGGACGCTCATGACTTGTGAGGTAGTACGATTGTAGCAACCCTCTTCGTATGGAGGACCACATACTAGCTCACCATCCAGACCATCAAGCTTGCCATCAGCAAACAACTGTTGGATATCGCTATTCGGTATCGGCTTCCCGCTTCTGCTTTGGGCAATGCCATTTACAATTAAAGCCCGCACACCGTCCAGTTTGGGGGACACATATACGGGCCAAGCTTTTATATCTTCCTCGCCTTTAATCGTCGCGGCGAGATTTGGTTTTACTACCACAATGTTTACACCTCTTCTTGAAAGTTTCCCAACCCACAGTAACTTCTATGAAGCCACTACCACCACAGTGGGGGCAGCTCTCTTCGCCACAATGGGCGAGCGCTATCTTATATGCCTGGTTAAGCTTTGCGAACTCGGCAGCTAAGCCACCACGGTCCGGGTGGCTTAGTTTCGCAGCAGCATGGTAAGCTCTCTTAACCTCTGCGACGTCTGCCGAGTCGCTTAGGTTTAGCAGCTGTCTTGCTTGTTTCAGGTTCATCATCGTCTTCCCATGGGGCACTTTGTACTGGGCTTCCGGACTCTTCGCCGCTAAGCAGCGAGGCGATTAAGTCGTTAAGCCACTCAATAAATGCTGGCTTGGGCACAGGAATATCCAGCTGCGTAATGGATACCTCATTCTTCTTAGCACCCTTAGCAACAAGGGCATGCTTGGTAGACTTCGCAATTGCCTGGGTGGGGGCAATCGTATACGCCCCATTACTTGACACAAGATATGCTTTCATTATTTCTCCCTGTTAAATGGGCGAGCTGTTACACTCGCCCAACTACTATCACTCTTCCTCTTCACCTTCTTCATCTTCGTCGATGAGAATCAGAGCTGCGACTAAATCAGGTTTCTCAGCATCATCAGGAATATCGTCAATGCCGCGCTCCTTCAATTCTTTCTTAAGCTTGGCTTCAGAAAGTTTGTTATACTCAGACTCTTCGATTTCCGCGTCCGACACCTCATCCAGCAAGTCCCAAACGCTGTCACCCTCCTCTTCATCATCTTCATCATCTTCATCTTCTTCAGGCTCGGGCTCCTTAGCCTTCTTGGCGGGCTTATCTTCTTTGGCAGGTTTCTTCGCAGCGGGCTTGTCTTCTTTAGCCTTCTTCGCAGGCTTATCTTCTTTGGCAGGTTTCTTCGCAGCAGGTTTGGCAGCTGCCTCTTCTTCTACCTCGGCACCCTCATTGATAGCATCAATCAGGTCCTTGGCGAACTGCTTAACCAGCGCGATGATGCGCTTGTTATTTGCAGTGACAGCACGCGACGCTTCAGAAGCGACAACACTTTGGATTTTTTCAAGGTCAAGGTTCAAGTTACTCATAGTATACCTCATATAGTTAAGTTTTCTCCCACTGGGGAGGGGTTATCCTCACGGACTCTTTACTGCCCAGTAGCTGGACAATATTTGCATTATAGCAAATTCAGGAATAATGTAAATGTTTAATTTCAGAATAGCTCTCGTAGCATCAAAATTATTTGCCACGTGTAGCTGTCGTTCGTATGGGCGTGAATCTTCTGTAAGGTACTAAAAAGACTCTTCAATTCTTCCGAGCTAAGTTGTTGCCACGTAGCTTCGCGACCTCGCTCATAGACGCCCACAATCTTGGGCTTCCCAGCAGCATACTCGATTTCAAACAAGTGGGTGTATTGCCAGTCGTACTTGGTACTAACCTGTGCTCTGCAGTCAACAACCCTGCTCACCCGCCTGCCGCTCATGTTCTGCCAACCTGCCAGAACCCAAAGTGTTCCAGTGGGCAGGAGGTCGAATCTCGGCGGCTTAGCTGCTTTGAGTCTTTCTTCTACAGACTTCTGTTCTTTTCCGGCAAGATATGCTTTCATAATATTCATGGTGATTCTCCTTAAAAAGGACCTCCCTCCGTGGAGGTCAATGGACCAACTTAAACTTCTACCAAGCCTTCCCATTTATCAAGGCAGGCTTCAATGGGGCGGCACCCTAATTCATCGGCAATAGCATTCATAGCATCATCAGTGGCGCCCACCGTGTCACCTCTGTCAATATTATCCTCAAAGTATCGTAGCTCTATGGCAATCTTGTCTGCTAAGATACAAGCTTCCTCGTACTCACTTACTAATCTTTCTTGGTCATCAAGATTAGTAAGCGCAGGTAAATTGGTAGCAGGACCAACCTTACACAAGATTCTGAATGCCCAATCTGGGAGGCGAACATTATCACCACGAACTTCGTCGTAACCAAGTACATTACTACGCACCCAATCTGTCCAGACGTCGTAGTCCATGTGCTCACCATCTTCGTCGTATAATTCTGGGAAGTCATCCCATGGGGTGCCATATGTGTCTACGAACATATGGAAGTTAATATGGTTTAGAAATCGAATTGCAAAATCTTCATTAAGAAATTTCATAACTCACCCCTCCATAGCTTTATCAAATGCTTCAGCAAGTGCTTGTTGCAGTGCAGCAACTCGTTTGTCACTCGCAGCAAGCTTGTCTTGTGGGGGTGTAAACGAGCTAATAACTTTCTGAATGATATCGTACATATCGTTATCACGAATAGCACTCGCAGCTACTAAGCGACTAAGCTGGCTTTGCAATTCCTCACTTGGGAGCTTGGCAAGGTCGTGCCTACTATCAATAGCCTTCGCAGCAAAATGGGCAGCTCTATAAGTATCATTCGCCCAGTCCTCATGGTCACATTTGCATAAGTAAACAGTATTCGCAGCACGATTAGCAATCATCGCAGTTAAATCATAAATAGCAGAGGCGAGTTGGATGTTAGTATTCATGTTCATAGTTTTCTCCTCAATGGGGAGGCACTTCCTTGTGCCCCATAGATTATCAGTATAGCTCTTCGAGTTGGTCTTCGTCGAACTCACCGCCACAAAGCTCATCGAGCTTCTTGTTCAGCTTTTTCACGAGCTGCTCTGGGGTTGCATACTTGATTTCAGTAACTTCAATAACATCGTCTGTGAGGCAAGGATATTCATCTTGCCACTTAGCTTTGAGCTTTTCGACGTCGGTGGTTAATTGTGCATAACCGCAAGCTTCAACGTAGTAGACGGTGTTCGTAGTTTTCATGGGTTTAGTCCTCATTAAAATTTTACATTAGTGCCAACTTCATCAGCTGACGGAGCTATTATAGCAGGATTTCAGAATTTTGTAAACTGCTATTTTCAGAAGGCACTTCCATGTGCCTGGGGGATATCAGATGAGTCCTTTCTTTTTCATATCATGCCGATACCAACCGGCGTACCACTTCTTGCCCGCTGCATATTGGGCGCCGTACTCTTCCACCATCTCCTCATAAATCTCTTTATTGGAGAGCCCTTTGAGAATAAGGTCACTAACAAACTTGCCAATCGGTTTCTCAATTGCGATGCGCGCAGCGCCTCTGGTAAGTCCTCTCACCCCCGTGCCCACGTACTCATTGGCAGGAGCAGACTTCTTGGCAGGGGCAGCTTTTTCAATGGGGGAAGACTTCTTAATAGTTTTCTTGGCAGGGGCAGACTTCTCGGTGGAGGCAGCTTTCTCAGCAGCTGCCAGCTCTTCAGCAGTGTACAGTACCCATCGTCCATCGACTTGGACAATGTGCTTGGTCCACAGTGCTTTGTCGATGCCGTCTTTTTTAGCTTGGCGTTGGGCAGATGATTTAAGTTTGAAAGTTTTCATGTTTGGTCCTTTAAGTTTTTTTGTTTATGGGGTGGAAGGTGTTCCTTCCGGTTGTCAACCAGTGCTTGGTTGATGTGGTCATTATAGCATATTCCGGAATCTTGTAAACCGCTATTTTCAGAAATCACCAACTTTTTTCATAACTCCTTGCTTCTGCTGGAGTTTATTTCTCTCAAAACCAGGTCTACAAGGTCATCCAGTGGGGGAACCTGGACTACACAAGAGCCCGAGGGCAGCAACTGGAGGGAGGACTGAACCCACTCTCGCCTTACCTTGCGACTGATTAGAGTGAGAGCCCGAGCTGGAGAGCGGTACATCTTATTATTGTACTCCAGAAGTCGCGTGTACTCTGCCTCCCAGTGGAGGAGGTAGTACCTCGGGAAGAGCTTGTCACTGGCGTGGGAGAGGCGGCAAGCTGCGACGACGTGACCGGCGACCGCCCAACCAACCGGAAACCAAAACCTTGGCAGCTTGGCGGCGTAGACACCCCAGACGTAGTAGGGGGCACTCCGCTGTAAACCATAAGATGCTAGGTAGCGTCGCGCCCCAGCAGGACCTGGGAAGACTCTTGCCAGTGGATGGAGGTGGGAGGACTGGTACACTCTTACCGGGTAGGGTGTCACTGGCGAACCCTCCGCTTTCTGGGGCGAGACTCTTTAAGAGCTTCATCCCGCGCCAGGTCCTCGTAGCTTGGCTCGTAGCGACGTCGCGACCTCTTCACCGGCATCCAACCATGCTCAATGTGCTCTATCAACGATGCGTGGGGAGCGTCCGCCCACAGGTCCTGGTTGCGAATAATATAGTAACGAAGCTGCGAACCGCTTGGCAGCTTAATGGGGCGACCTCCATTTGCTTGGAGGAAACCTGCCCTGGACAACTCGCGGGCGAGTCCATTAGCAGTCACTGCTGTCTTCTCCTCGGCGTCGTAGTAGCTAAGCAACTGAGCTGCTGTGGCGATATCCCGCTCAAATGGGCGGGAACCAATACGCAGCACTTGGTCCGGTGCCACCATTAATTGTCGCACCCAAGCTGCTAGGTCGCTTCGCCCTGCGTCAATCATTCTTTCTTTCGCAACCGTCTTATAGGCGGGGGCAGAAGGATTAAAGCCCTTGAGGCTCACAGATAATAACCAGTCAAACACATGAGCTGCCCCGCCATTGTCCAACCATTTCATATACTTGCGATAAAACTTCTCTTCCAGTGGGGGAACAATTACCTCATGAATAAAGAAGCGGCGGTCATCATCTTCTAGGAAGAATGAATCTGGATGGTTGGAGGTGAATAAATAATTAATGCAATCCGGAACAGTATACGACGGCACATACTTCATATTTACCCGCAATTCTTTTTGGGTAATCATCTTCTTCAGGAAGTCTGAATCCTGTCGCTTATTGGAACCGGTAACATCATCACCCATAACGAATTGCTTTGACTCCGCCCACTCGTTAAACGTTGCATGGATATCTGCTTGACTAATCTCTGTGAAGTTCTTGCCGTATATATGGGCGAGAGTATAACCAATGAGCGACTTACCCGTACCATGCTTGATGCCGTGAATTACCGCAGCGGTAAACAGCTTGGTGCCCGGGTGCTGTAGTGGGTACGCCATCCACTTAATAAACCACTCAAGAGCTTCGGGCTCGGCACCTGAAAATAAATGCTCAAGCAACTGCTTGAATGGGCGGACTGAACCCTTGATGGGGGAGATACCCCAACCTGCCCAAGTATTCAATACTGGGCGGTGATAGTTTTTATTGCGGAGATATCGCTCACCGCCTGGTTGGTAAGTGAGCTCCGCCGCTTCGTGGCGTTGCCCCCATCGGAGCCACTGGGCGGACGCGTTAATGGGCTTATAAGACACCGTACCGTCGGGCTTAAGTATCCTCTCGGGATACTTGGCGGCGGTCTCCAGGTGCTCTTTGAAAGCTGCTGGAGCTATCTTATGGGCGAGGTTGTCTAATGACACAATAACCCCTGGGTTTCGGATATATATGTATCGATTATTGTAGTCCCATAGCGGACCGGTTAGCCCCCACGGTTCTGCTTCATGGAGCAGATTCTGAAATTGGGAAACGCCCGTCTTACCCATCGCCACAATGTAGTCGTCTAGTCCCACCTTGTCTAATCCTTCGACGTCTGGGAGGGAGACAATATTTATATATGCCCCTCGGTCGCTAAGCTCCATGGCGAAATCTTGCAATGCCTGGAGGACCATGGGGTTGGAGCGGTAATCGGAATCGAAGCATATATAGATATTTCGCCGTTGCCAGTCTATCCTTTCCAAAATGGGGAGGAACATTATCCCCATTTTATATGACCTCCAATTGTAAACACCGCCAAGTCCTATAGTGGGGAAGCCATATTTACAAGCACAGGCAGCTTTTAGCTCGCCCTCTGTAATGATTAATGGTTGTGAGGTATCAATAGAAAGCTCCGTCCAGTCGAAATAACCTTTCGGAAAGTAAGCGAGTGGTAGGGTATGCGGAGGTTGTGTGTATCTTTGAGGCTTAGTTACCAGGTCTTCTAAACCAGTGAGAGTCTTCAAATATCGAATTCTGTAGAATGGGGGAGCACCCTTAATATCGGAGAGAGGACCGCCATCAAGGTCGAAATAATTGATTTTAAGAGCTGCTACCTCATGGAAGGAAGGGTGTAATTTCGAAATCTGGGTGCCCCCTGCTGCTTCGATGCCAAGCTGCCTGGCGTCTTCCAAACTAAGCCCGCTGGAGCCTAATTTCGAATTAGCTAGGCGGATAAGCGCTGCCTCGGTTTTATTGCTTAATTTTCTTCCATTGGGTCGAAATGCGATTGAAGCGTTTCTTCGGCGGAACCCTTCAGTTTTGCGGGATTTTTGCATGGTTTTACCTCGTTTTTAATAAATTAAATACAGCTGAAATACGACCATATTTTTAATTATGGTTGTATATTTGTATTATAACAAAAAATAAGTTCTAAGTATATATCCCCCTCCCCTCACGGCGGCGGGAAACTAATAGGGGGTAAAATGCGTACCCGATGGGGGGCAATTGATACCTAAATTCTTTAGCCAAAACAACCAGGTACACACAATTTTTTTTCTTTGTCGCCCCCGGATACCTTAATATCAAAACTTTAGGATTTCATATTTCGGAAAATTTTTGCAAGCCATTGATTTTTCGTTTTTTATTAAAAAGTGACTTTTGTTATACTGTACCAAAACGGATACTGAGAGAGCCAACTTTTGAAGGAAAGTGTTACGTTATAACTATACAGCTTTTTAGCGCAAGTTACTGAAATTCTAAGTGCGCGCGGCGGCGTTGCTGCTCAGGAAACTTTTTTGACCCCTTTACAGTGGGGCGGATATTCTTAATAAAATCAATGCTGTTTTTAGCTATTTCGGCATACCGATGGGGGGTGTAAACCGTGAGGAAATTTTAGGGTGTCGAACAAAAAGTGGCTAATTTGCACCCGAGGGCTTTTTTTTTCTCCAGCAGGAACAGGGCGTTGCGGAGTTCCAAGGTGCGGGTGCGCATTTGCCCGCGTATGTATCGCGCTTTTCTTTTATACTAATTACTTATTTATTATTTTTCCCCTCTATGAGCTCCTAGGAGCTCTTTTCAACAAATAAAACAAACACTACACATTTTCTACAACGACACTTAGCGATTTCAGCAGTTTATCTCCGCCCCCATTTGGAGGGTAAAAACTAAGCTCGAAGCAGGTAGTTATTGAGTTTGCTTTGCCTGTAGAAGGAAATATAGAATTTTCTACTTTCTTACGGTTGTCTTGTTTTTTACGCAGCTAAATTACTTATTTCGGTTTATGGTTACATTTCGATTTATGGTCGTGCGCTGAAATGCGGTTGTATTTCGAATTACAGAATAGGGTTGTATTTCGAATTACAGAATAGGGTTGTATTTCTGATTTCGGAATACGGATGGTTTCAACCGCCAAGCTGCCAAGGGGCGAAGTCGCCGAGCTCCGGGGTGGGTGGTGAGCTCCCCCACATGCGTGCACCTACATGCGTGCACCTACATGCGTGCACATGCGAGAGCCCCACGGCGGTTGGACCGTGAGGACTTGGTAGCTAAGCCAGTGAGCTCACTGCCAAAATCCTCGCCCAGAAAGATTAACAAAAATTAACTTTACAACCGGGGGGTCCTTGAAGGCGAGTGAGCTCAGTGCCATGC